ATTCTTCCTCGGTTCCTTGAAAACCATTTTGAACTGCTACCTGATAAGCAGAGTCACCTTTTTGTCCTTTAAGACCGACTACTTGTAATCTGTTGGTTAACATGTTTTACATCACTCCTTCGGAAGCAGAGGTGATTCCCATGGAATAGTTCCTTCTGGATCTTCATACCATTTTCCATCAAGACAATCGTAAGTGAATTCTGGGTGGTTTTCGCAGAGGTAATATTTTAAGATATATTCTCCGTCGAACACTGGGATTGGAACAAGATTGTCATACCCTGAATCATCCGATGTAGTTGTCCTAACGCCAATGCACATATGTGTCGCTGGGTCAATTTCTGCAAAATTATAATAGTATCTAGGGTTGGTGTTCGTATTTTTCTTCATTAATCGATCTCCTTATAAGTAAACACTCTAATAACACATGGATGATCACTATTGTTAGTAATTCCAAGATTTATAGATTTTGTTATAGTATCTTTCGTAACTGTGGATATTTCTTTATCTGTTCCAACTTCATATACCTTATCTAGTATTGCAACTTTTTCGGATAATACGCTATCGCTTATAGTACCGTTAAACCTACAAATGATTACTTGTAATTTGGTGTAGTCATATTTATCCAATGGAGCCAAGGGTATAGTAAACTCGCTCCCAACTGGAATATACCTATACGTTTCGGTCGTGTGATAACTCGGAATAACTTTTTCGCCAGTTACAACCCCGTTACTTGTTGCTGCTACTTTACCGCATCTGATATCGTTTGGTGTGGCAGTAAATACAACTTCCTGTGAAGTTAGAACAGCTGGTATCTCTTGACCATCCTCGGTCTCTAGTATGTATGATTTTATAAGTGGCTTTCCGCCGACAATATTTCCGATAATCATATTTTTGTCTCCTTCACGGTTGCCTGAATTATCATGTCTTCATTAGGTTTTTCGTTTACAGAATAAACTTTAACGTCACCATTATCGTTCGCTACAAACATGACAATTCCATTGTTTATCATTGATACTAGTTGCTCTGGTGATGGTTGCAAATCAATTTTAGTATTCGCAGTAACTCCTGATATAGTTATATCTTGTGTGTAATGGGTCATATCTGGTGATTGTACCCATTCGTTAGTCGGTAAATTTATACTAACGACTGTCTCGTATGTGCTGAACAATTTTTGTCGCCATTCTTCTAATACATCAGCATAATCTTGAACTATTACCGGACCATTATCGATGCCGTTAGATACTTTAATACCAGAATGTATTTCGGTATGCCAGTCATAATCGATTTTGTCCCCAGTCACACAAGCCAAACGAATTGCGAAGTTTAGAGAGCCACTAAGTTGAGTGGCATTTCTACTAATAAGCCAAGTAAATATCACTTTTTCTTCATCACCTTGAAGTAAGCTAATATCGTGTGATTCGTCTAAGCCTGGATTACGTCTTTGTTTGTCCGAGGATATATTAAGGTAATGAATCTGCACGATATCGCATAAACTCATGTCATGCCCTTCAACATATCTAGGAATTTCAAAAGTATATCTTTCGGAATTATGATCATACTGAACTAGATTAATCTTCTCTGGCCTAGCTGGCGTAATTTTTCTGGTTACTGGATCAATGATAAAATGTTTGTCATGGTCTGTTATTTCATGTTGATGTGCCATTTTGATTCACCTCCTTTCTACTTCCGCCATGGACAAGTATCGTTTGGTCTTCTCTCAATCGGAGCTGTTGTCAATAGACTTTTATCTCCATAGTGAATTGCGTCATGTGTATTTTTAATTGTACAAATCAGATACTCAGGATTGAGAATCCATTCGCTACGTTTAAGTATGTCTTCTTTTGAAACCGGATTCATATGATGGACTAAAATCTTACTGTAGATTTCGTGACCTTCCATTCCCAAGTCACATCCATTATCTCTAGCAATTACTTGATCTCTAACTTGAAGCCATTCTTTTGATTTGTAAAACACTTGATTTAGATGTCGATCAAATCCAAATGTTTCTTCACCAACTCTTCCGTCAAGTCTTAGATACTCAAAACGTTCTTCGAAAGTTGGTAGCTCTATTAATTCTGAATAATTTCTAATCTTCATACTCATTAGATTCACCATACCCAGCGTAGTTTCGCATAGCCTTAAGCGCATTCTCGTATAGAACTTTAACTTCTTCAGAAGACTCTATCGCTTTGGCTTTAGCATCTAACACTTTATTCTCTTTCTTAATCTTTTCCTTCTCTAACTCAGCTCTTGTTGTTCCTAATTTTAAGAAGTGAGTAATTACCTGAGAAGAAGCAGTGCCATCCAACAACTGCTGTTCAGCAAGGTCGACTGCTAATGATATCATCTGCTGTTCTCTAGCTTCTGGAGATATCGCAGGCCTTCCTTTCTTACTAGCTTTTGGCATACTTACTGCCTCCTCTCTATTAGTTTCTGTGTAGTTTCTCAATACTTTTAATAATGTTTATATAACAATTAACATAGTTCGTGGAGTACGATTGATTCGAATACTAAAGAAAAACTATATCACGGGCAACTATCATAAAGTCGACTATACGCTGAGTGGGCGTGAAAGGAGAAATCTTTTGTCGACTTTTTCATATATTTGAAAAGAGGTTTAGTACAATCGCGCCACGAACTATGTTAATTGTTATATGTTTAGCTAAATGCAAAAGCCCAAACAACTATAATAGCTGAATGGGCCCTATTGAAATATCAATTTGTTTTTCTGAAAAATTCCGCCGGAGAAAATATCAAGATCGGCGCGATGCAGGAGGGGGTGTCTAAAAAGCGCACCCTCCCCCGGTCACCATATCTCTTTATTCAATAAACGGTATCTCTTTCTTTACTTTTCTATAAAGTCCTAATGGATCGTATAGAATTATTGTGTCAGCAGCTTGTTCTATTGCTTCGTCTTCTTCTTTTTGTGACATATCTTCACGAAGATCAGCAATTCGAGCTAACTTGTTACAAGTATAATAACCTTTTTCTTCATCGAATCTTCTCCAAGAAGTGAAGTCATCGATTGGATCAAAAGGATTGTCGACTGTTGTTAACATAACTTTGCTTTCTGTCATCTTACTTCACTCCTTTCAAATACTTCGATACTGTTGATGTTGAAACTCCAAGCTTCTTAGCAATCTCTGACAATGTATAGTTAGAAGCAGCCATAGCTTTAGCCCTATTGATTTGGGCAGAGCTCATACTATTAGTAAGCTTAGGTGTTGCTCTTTCTCTAAGTGAGTCAACATCTGTGTTATTAAGAATCTTCTTAAGAGTTGTTTCACTAATAGCTCCAGCTTGAATAGCTTCCCATTCTTTATCAGTGATCTCGATGTTTCTATCACGTCTAGAGATGGAACCAACTTCTTCTCTATACTTAGTGAGTGCTCGCTGTCCTGTCTTCCTAAGAGCTTCACCTTTCATTTGCTCGCCATGTTCTTCGACATACGCCTTCTGTTTACGAGCCACTTCCGCATTAGCCATTCGCTGTGCAGCTCTTTCCTTAATCTTGTTAAGATCAGTATTGTCAATCTTGTCCATTAAAGATTTAACTTCGTCTTTGTACTTAGCTTTAGCAGAAGCAGAGTATTCTATCTTACCTGTGTTAACCATTTCAGTACGAGCTCTATTAGCCAGGTCTTTCATACTGTTAGCATAGTCTGCATAAATAAGTTCCATGGGGTGTTTACGGTTAGACACCAGGGTATATGCGTCGTCTGTCTCCGCCATCTTGGTACTCTCTTGAGTACGCTTCTTCATTCGATAGGTTAAGTTGCCAGCTTTATTGGTGAATGATACTTCTCCCGTAACTGGATCCTTCTTCATGATAGGGTTGTACTTATCGTACTCCTTCTTATTACGGGGGTCATACTCTATATTCTTACCATCCAGGGTCTTCACTACAATATTACCGGTCTTCTTATCCCTCCGTCTATCTACATAGTAGAGGTCATCTGCTGTCTTCCATATCTTAGCCCCATTTGGTTTACTAGGATCATAGTCTTTGTTACCAGGTGTATTAATATGATACGATCCCTGTCTCTTGTCGACTGATGCTTGACCTTTAGATCTAGATAAGATTGTGGATGCACCACCATATTTAATATTGCCATTCTTATCATAGCCTACCTGATACTTCTTTTTAAGCGCAGAAATATTGTTATCGATTTCACTAGCTTTATAATCAAGCTTATGTTTCTCGGCATCGATGACAACCATACTATGCTTAACTGCTCTAGCTAACTCATCATCTGTAGCTCCGAGCAAAGTCATATCAGTAATAAGGTTAGAAATAACCCCCATCTGAGTACCTGTATTCTTCATCTTAGGATACTCTTTGCCGTTACGATAATATTTACCGTTGATCTCAGTTCCACCATACTCTACTTTAGGATCAAATCCTTCAAGCTGTTTGAGAGGCTGTTTATTATTGATCTTAACTTTTCCGCCCTTATCATGAGTAGGAATACACATTACAGTGTCACCATCGAAGTCAGCTCCAGATAATTGATCTGCTATCTTATGATTGATACCAACTGCATCGACAATATCTGTGCCTAATAATTTTCTAGCAGGCGCATGCTTATTATTAACTGTTAATATAGGAATCTCAAATGTTCCACCATGAGGATAACGAACGAGGGCCAGCTTAGTTCCATTCTCGTAGTTTGGAGCGTAGACTTCATTATCTTTCAACGAATTAACTGGAATAATAACGTGATACTTCTGTCCTGGTAAAGCTGCCGCTTTTAAGTTGACTGCCGCGGCATCGCAATTATCTGCGAACTTTTCAAGCATATGCTTTTTAATAGTTGGATTAGTAATAGAACAATACTCATCGAACTCTGCATATTTATCTTTCTTTGCTAAATCAAGCTGCTTCTTTGCCAATGATCTAGACTGCTTTCCTAAGAACTGAGACGGCAATGCATCAGCCCAATCATCCCAGTCTCCTTCATCAGCTCTCTTATTTATAAGACCAAGCTTCTCTTTACCAGTCTTCTTATCTTTATACCAATACTGTCCACCTTTATCGGCATCTTTAATTGCTGAACCAAAAGGGTTGTCTGGATCATCTTTAATTGGTTTAAGTACTTTATCCATAGGCGTGCCTTTTGTTTTATTAGTATTAAATACTACATCAACACCATCTGGCATATCGTCAGAATATACGGCCATACCCTTAAGATAATGTTTGCCGTCAACCATGATACGAACCTGAGAATATCGAGAGTCTCCGAGAGACAGATCGTCTACGCCTCTTCTTAATTCGATGACACCATCTTTCTCAAGACCACCTTCTTCGTTATAACGAATCTGTAATCTTTTAGAATCAAGGCTTGTAGGATATGTAAATTTTTTATGATAAGTTTCACCGCCATCTTTACTAACATAGTTATCGATAGTTTTAACTCTATCATAATCATATATTTCTTTATGTTCGGTTCCTGGCTTACATAAGACTTTCTGGATTGTCTGTTGACCTTTGGTATTAATCTGAGGAATACCTCCTGTATATACTGGATAACCCTCGGCTTTCTCTAAATAATCCAAAGCAGTTTCGAGTCTAACTTTAGAAATACCAAGAGATGTTTCTACTCCGGATGTTACGTCAATCATTCCTTTTTCATTAACGTTATCGCGAAGGAAATCAACGGTCTTCATTACCTGATTCATTCGATCTTCTCTATTTGGATCAAGCAATGAACGAACAGTGGACTCGGATAATCCCATTTCTCTACCGATCTCTGTAGCACCCTTACCATCTGCTTGTAAAGATTTAGCTCTAGCAACCAGAAGAAGTCGCCGTTCATATCCAGCCCAGCTTACTTGTCGCCTATATTCTGTAGAGGTGAGTCCCATAGATTTAGCAATTGCATTATCACCAGTCCATGTCTTTCCGTCTTCATCAGTATATGTGAAGTTTTGTTTTTTAAGTTCTTCTATACGCCCAAGGAAGTCTCTTGAATGTTGATAGCTATCTTTTCCAGATCCGTATGGATATCTCCCACTTCGGCGCGGCATACCGTAATGGAGTAGTTCATCTTCTTTATTCCGTTCGGCTGTTCCAAAGTAGGAAAGGATTTCGTCTGCTACTGAATTCATTTATCACACCTCCTGGTTTATTCGTTCCAATGTCTTAGAATGCTGAATGATACTGTCCATTACAGGAAGGATTTCTTCAGCTGTAGGGTTATGGAATATTACTTCGTCATTCTGGTAGATTCGCAATTCAGTTTCAATATCACCAGGTTTAACTTTATACTCCAAACAAAAAAGAGCTGCATAAACAAGTAGCTGCTCCATCTTAGCTGGCGTCGTGCCAGATTTATAATCATGTATTCTTAGGAAATTATTTCTAAAGGAAATAGCATCCGCTGTGCCGAAACAATAATCTGAATAATATAAGATCTGCTCCGGTGTTAGTTTGAATCCGATAGCATCGTTAACGTAATTCATAAAGTTACTGTAGATTCGTTCCATATCGATTACGTTTCTAGGAATACCATCGTTAAGTAAATGAGATAATACTGTAAGCTTATCCCCTTTTTTAAGTTTAAGATTATTTTTAATTAATGTTTCTGCCAACTCATGCAAAGATGTGCCCATACTCTGTGCATACTGGCTTACATATTTTTGATAAAGTTGATCTTCGTCATATCTTAACCAATGCGGCTGACTTGGTGATAGACTAGCATGTTTACCTTGTAAATTATAATGCGGTTCGAAAATCATTTGTTGTGTTCTCCTTTCACGTTGAATGTTTTTCTTAGTTCACTAAAAACCTCATCTTTGTTTTCTGGATATATAAATTTAGAAAATGACATCTTATTCATTTTATCCACGTAATAATCTTGGTTTGGTTGATGCTTCGCGTTAGCACTTTTCTTCACTTCAAGAGAACACCATTTATCGTTATGAAGAACAAGTAAATCAGGAACACCTTGAATATATGTCGGATCATTCTTCAGAACCATACAGCCAGGGAATTCTTTTTTAAGCTCCTTGATAAGCTTCGATTGAAATTTATTCTCTAACATAGTTTCTCCTTTCAATGAATGGACCTTATAGGACTCGAACCTATGACCGCCCGGTTATGAGCCGGATGCTCTCACCAACTGAGCTAAAGGTCCAGGTACGAAGGAATATATCCGCAATTATCTTTTTCACTTAGAAATCTTGTAAGCGACAAATGGTAATGACTTCTTGTGTACTTACTTCTTGGGGAACCCCGAGCTCCCGTAAATATGGAGCCCGAGATTTTCAGGAGAAGTGTAATGTACATGGAAAAAGAAAAAAGCGCAAATATGCACTTCCTTCCTATAAAAGCATATGTTTTTAACGCGGTCGGGTAATGTGTGTTTTTTAGTGATAAGGCCTAAAAACTAATTAACAACAAAAAAAAAGAGCGCTAGAAAATCTAACGCCCTGAAATAAATATTTAAACTGTTTTAAAGTGAAAACCATCTTTATTAGCAAGTACTGGATTATTCACGCATCTACTTACCGCTTGTCTTGTTGTGCCCATCTTTTCTGCACACTCTGATATTGAATTAAATATTACGCCAGTTTCAATACATATAATTTGTTTGGCACATGTATCTCGCTTATGTTCTAATCTAGTTTTCATTTCTAAATTATAAACACAGTTATTTGATAGATCGTTATCTTTATGTATAACATCTAAACGATCGTCATAGTTATCGAGAAATGCATCCGCCACCAATCTATGTATTAGTTTAGTTCGCTGCAATCCAGATTCTCTGAGACAAATAGTTTCGTAACCTCTATAATCTATTGAGGTTTTCATAATTCGTCCAGTCTTTGAATTTCTTACTTCTCCATTATTGCTAATTTCATATTTAGGAAATCCAGGCACGGGTCTCCATTCTTCCATATAGTGACTCCTTTCTTAAAAAGAAAAAGGCTAAGTCAATTAAGACTCAAGCCCTTATTCTCGTAACCAAATATCAATTATTTATCTGGTCCAATTGCTATGAAATGTGTAAACTCAGGTGTTTCATTAGTTTCACTAATACAATGAATAATACCATTACCAAGCTCACCTAAGTCTTCTGGTTTAATTGCTTTATCTGGTTGTCTATAACCGCAAAACTTAACATTATTCCTGCCGTATTTATTACTCGCATCACGTAATACATTCGTAATGCGCTCGTCACAAATGCGTATATATCCTCTCTTCCGTCGAGTAATGTCACTAGCTTTCCATCCAACAACGCTTCCTACAACCACAAGACCTAAACCTACTAATAGTTCTTTCTTATGTTCTTTCACAAATGTTTTAACCTTTCCTGTTGTTTCTTTCATATCATTTACCTCCTTGTAAATATAAATTGATTATTAGTTCTCATAGTACAACATGTATTTACCGCGATATATTACCGTCCTGCTTTCCATGATAGTTTAGCTTGTTTCTCTAGTTTCTGTTTTTCTTTAATCGCAGCAATGCATTCTCTAATATCCGCTTTGCTTATACCCAATTTGGAAGCTATCTCTTTAGGAGTGAGTCCTTCTTCGAATAAGTCAGCAGTTCTTCTAATGTAGAATTTTTGTCTGAGGGTATGAGTTTTATCTTTTTCTTGCATACGTATTGTTTGCTCCTTTTTTCGAAATTGTATCTTCATCTCGTTTAGACGTAAGGTATGTACTCTTTAATGCATAAATCATCCATCGTACAGTCTAACTCATAAGCTATCTTATACATTATCCACGCAGGTATCGATTTACTACCCTTTTCCTAAAACAATTAATACTCTATCCTCATCTATTTCTTTACATCTGACAATTCCACGCTTATATAACCACGGATATCTATCTTCAATCTCTCTCTTAGCTAAAGATATGATAGTACTCATAGCATTCTCCTTTCTTATTCATTCATAAATTCTCCAGTAGAACATTTAAGTGCTCTGGCTATTTTTCTCATATTTGTGCAGCTAGGTATTGCTTTGCAGTTTATATATTTACTAATAGTGACTTGGGATATGCCAGTCATGTCTGATAATTGTTGTTGAGTAATGCACATTGTACTTAATTTTTTAACAAGCTTTAAAGAAAACTTACGTTGCCATTCTTTATCGTCTAAATCGCCGTCGTCGTTCGGATCATAGTTTACATAAGCTCGATTAGTAAACATATTATAAACATATCTTCTATCGTCTCTTAATTTTACTGTCACTTCGTATTGGGCGCTTGGATACCAATCTATTGCCTCTTCCGCTAAGTCCGGGTAGTCTCTACAAAACATTTTAAACACCGGAGTCCAGTAATCTCTATCTTGTTTCATTCATCGTTCCTCCATTTCATCAATTCGTATTTATTGTACTGACAATAATTCATTAAAATTTTTTTTTAAATATATATTTATATAAAATTAATTTTAAACTTTAGTTATATAACTATTGTTTAAAACTCTCTTATGGGGATATAGAATACTAAAAAAATATTTTTTACGATTTTCATACCCCCATATAATTCATTTTAGGCCGAAAATAGCCGTTTTTTACGATATTTCCACGAAAAATACTCGAAATCACCACTTTTCGTCGAATTTCATGGGTGTGCATAATTCATTAATAGGTATTTTCATGGGTGTGCATAATTCGTAATTTCATACCCCCCATATAATTAATTTCATGGGTGCGCATAATTCAACTTTTACTCCAGTTTTTGATTTTCATGGGTGCGCATAATTCATCTTTTACTCTAGTTTTCGATTTTTATACCCCCATATAATTCATGCTATTCGTCGTAAAAGCCGTCGTCTTCATAGTATCCGAGTTCGTTTTCATCGATAAAATCCGAGTTTTTATTAGATTTTATAGCATCATCATCACGAATACTCTCCGATAAAACAGCCGATGAAGACTTTAAAGTCCCGATTCTAGCTATCTCTGATATTGATTTACCAGAAGTTTCGCTGGCATTCCTCAAAATATTAAGCTCCATATCCGATAAATACACGTAAACTCTATTACGTCTACTCCCAGGTTGAGCAGGTCTCCCTCTCTTTTTCTTATTTTCACTCATAAACATCAATCCTCCTTACAAACTAGCTCAATTTCATCGGTAAAGTGTCTAATATTCAAGTCACTAAAAGAAATAAAACGCGAACACACATAATCCTCATAATCCACATCATCTATAACTCTCTTTAACTCCCAAACAAAACCTATATCCGAGTAACACACCTCATATTCTCCTGCTATACCATCAGCCCAATTCTTCCCAACTATCCGAATATGATCACCTTCGCAGATTGGTTTTCCGTTTTTATCATCAATACCAGAATATTTACGGTTCCATAACTCAGCAGCTTCTTCAGGAGTATACCGTTCACCACCATAATATCCATCGGTATCAAGTTCTTTGGTTCTTAATCCACACCGGCTACACTCGATATATACGACATTATAACTACAATATCCATCAGGTCTGGATTGTTCTTTCACTTCTGCCTTACATCCACAACATGGACATGGTTTTAAACGTTCGCTAACTCGTCTAATCCGTTCGTTCCATACTTTCTTTTTGATAACTTTAAGACGTTGTTCTTCGCAATAATTCATAAAATATCATTCCTCCTTATTTCTCGCTATCATACATTCTCTCTAAAGCAGTCCTAAATACATCAGCCGCACTCATTCCGGTCGACTTACGAACCTCTTCCAAAATACCAAGTTCCTTTTTATTGACTCTAACTAAATATCTAGTATCTCTAGGATCTTCTATAGGTTTTCTTCCTCTCCTAGCCACGAATATCACATCCTTCCTACAATAATAGATACCATTAATTTGAAAAGAAGAGACCCGTTATTGAGTCTCCACTTTATCTAATCCAAGTTCTTTCTTAGTTGTTTCAAGATTTTCTTCTAACATTTTTTGCAGCTTCTTCAAAAGCATCGTTTTTACCTTTATGATACGCACCATTGCTAAATATCAATCCAGTCACCAAACCTACTGCCCGCTACGATAATACGAATGCCGTTATTTTCTTTCATTCTCAATCCACCTTTATCCACATTAATTTGAAAAGAAAAGAGTCCCAACTAAATATCAATACCAGTTCACTGGATTTCCAGCTTGCTGTGAATAGTCAAGACTCTCAGTATCACTATTTCTTAGTAAGTTCTTCAATAGTTTCTAACATTAAAGTTTCAAGTTCAGGCTTAGCTTTAAATATCTTATTGAGACCGTTCTCTAAGTGTAAGTCGCTCATTTTATAGCCTACTTTAGTTCCTAATAAGTAAGCCCCAAACAAACTACCTGTTACAATAATAGTTCCCCCATAGTTCTCAAAAATGTTTTTAGCCTTTTCTTTAAGTTTTTCTTTCATAGTTTTAATCTCCTTTCCGAACTTAAATAATATAGTTTCCATTAAAGAGTATGTATTTTACGCGAAAAAGTAAAAGCCCCAGGAATTAATCCTGAAGCTCTCCTTCTAATAATACAAATCCATTATTAGTTAAGAATTCATCTACATGATCGTAGAAATATGTATATCCACCCCATCTAAGCGTTCTTGAATATGTTATAAGTATCTCTTCATCTAGTACATCAACTGGATAAGGTCTATCAAACCAATATTTCCATCCTTCGAATTTTCTTTTATCAACTCGACTTTGTCCTATACTAGTTGGTCTATGAAATTCTCCGATGTATCGGCCTCTCTCATCCTTAAAGTTAAATTGTCTCATGAATTCAATATATTCATAACCATTCATTCTTCTTCCGTATACTCTTCTCTCTACCATAATTCTGTTCTCCTTTATAAATATTGTTTGTATTTTCTATAAAGGAGTATGTTTTCTACGCGATAAACACTAACCCTAACTTTCTTTTTCTTTAAACATTTCTGGTGTGGCATAAAAAGCTGCTTTAGTCTCTTCATTAGTCATTAATGGTTTGATGAAATAATTGTCACGTTCACTTGGCTCATTAAAACCTACGACCATACCATCAAACCCATTATTTCGAGCATAAATCGACACAAGATCCATACATGTTTTAAAAGTTCGCTCGTCCACAGACAACCCAGCTTTCACCTCTACGCTAACTTCTCCAATAACATTCTTTTTGTTTTCCATTTCTTATTCCTCCTTTACTGTTTTCTATAGTTAACCTTCACGCCTTTAAAATAAGTCTCGTATTCATTATCAGTACGAAAACCAACCAATCTTTCCTCTAATTGAATTGATACATCATCCGAAACTACTGTATAACCATTTTCCATTAGATACTCTGCTATTATTTCTTTTACTTGCTTTTCTGACAGATTCATTGTATAGATAGGTTTTAACGCATTGATAATATTTTGTTTAACCGCACAAATAGTTGAATCTATATCAGACACCTTGCTGAAAACGATGGTATATTCACTAACAAATTCCTTTGAATTATTTTTATAGACTTTGAAAGATAACACACGCCCATCAGTTTCTATCCTGCTTATATCGGGTATAATGTATAGATTATTATCTAAACAAAAATCAAAAATCTCATTAAGTACTAACTTGTATTCGTGTTCTAATCTTGTTTCATTCATGTATAAATCCTCCTAACATTCTTTATATAAAATCAACGCAGAATACATTCCCAAAATCCCGCTACCAGAACAAGCATCAGAAAATGAAACATTAATTACTTCCTTATCTTTAATAAACTCATTTATACTATCTTCCAATCCCATCATGTAATTGTCGCATAATATCTTAACTTTCATATTTTATTCCTCCATCCTTATGACAATCTCTCTATTTGCGTTATTAATTCTAAGCTCATCTCCTATAAGAAGTTTTGCAATATCATTTCGATTAAATGTAATATCTATCAACTCTCTTTTTACATCTAATGTTTCTCTATTTTGTTTAAGTATCGGATTATTTTTTAACACTAATTCAAACGTGTCGTACAGAGACTTACGTAGATCAGTACTGTATTTAGAAATGATGCAATAAGGCGTTGAGTATGTATTGTCTCCCTCATCATATTCGAAACGAAAAACGACCAAATAATAATCGCTATAAGGTTCTATAAATAAAGCACGCATATCATGATCTTTTGCAAATTCTATTATTCTATTTTTTAATGATCTGACTAATCTTTCATTTTCCATTTATTCCTCCTTACCTTTCCCAATCACCAATGGTTCTGAAAAAGCTTTCCTGAATCTGTCTTCTTCCTCATACATCCTCTCCAATGCAATCCTCAAAACATCCGGTCTAGTTAAACCAGTATATTCGCAGATAGACTTCAACATAGTATTCTCACGATCATTCATACGAAGCCTAAACTGAACCCTTCTGGCATCTTTCTTAATCGGTCTTCCTCGTTTAGCCATTTGTCTCTCCTTTCTGTTTTACTACTTTCAATTCTCCACGTAAGATAACACGATCTGATACATAATCAAGACGGCCATCAATGCTCGTATATTTAAGTAGTTCATCTCTCATTTCATCTATCAATCTACCTCGAACGTAATCACCAGTATCGAAAATATCATCATCAATCATGCGTGAATATTCATATCTATCAAAGCTAATTTCTGCGCTTAAAGTTGCTGGAAAAGCCTCACATCTATAAATCACTGGTCTATTAGTTGCACCAATCTGTATAGCTTTTAACTCCTCAATCTCTCTTTTAAGTTTCTTATTCTTAATTCTTAAATTACTCATAAATCTATACTATCCCTTCTATGCATTTTTATCTTTATTACTCACCAAATATGGATTGTCGAAAATATTACCGATTACCTCTATATCAAATGGTGAAGCCTTAAGCGGTATAATTCGACCTTTATATTCCATCATGCAACTATTTAGGACGACAGCGCCACTGAGAATAATTTTATCGTGTTCCTCATCCCAAATATCAACAATGTCACTCTCAAATATTGCATTTCTATTCTTATCAAAATTACTGACTAGCTGACCGACTGTCTTCATGTCTACGATGTTTCCTTCATAATTACAAGGAACGCATCTGCCATCAAATTTGGTATCTTCCGGATATATAATAAAAATACGTTCGTTATCGCATTGTCTGATACCATTGACTAAAGATCCGTAAACCCAGTCTCCTTTCTCAGTCTTTCCTCTAAATGGTCTCGTGCAAAGCATAATTAATCCTCCTATTTGCCGACCAACTGAAAAAGAAAAGCCTAGATCATAACGACCTAAGCCCTTCTCTATCTTCTTTTATTAAGTTTCATTCTGTAATAATACAACATATATGCATTACCTATAATGTACAACCCAGCAATTAATCCGATGAATACCAACGCAGTTACATCACCATTCATTAACATAGTCAATATAACTCCAAGTAATATCAATCCTAATCCCATAAGTATCTCATTTACATAATGTCTTTCTCTCTTTGTCATAATTACATACCTCCCTAATATTTCCTATAAGATGGCATGTTTTTTACGCGTCTTATAAAGAATTAGAGATAGCTTCCGTTAGACATTTCATATGCGTTCCATGAAGTAAGCATATTTTTCTTATAGCTAATTCCTTAATTACGTTGGCATTTGTCCCTTCTTTATTAATACTCTCGTAATGTATATCATCGAGAATATCCCTGAGACTTTCCTCAAATTGTTTATTCGTTTCAGCTACATTCCAATCTATCATAACTAACCTTCACTTTCTTCATTACCATCCACTTCGATAAACTCTTTAATCTTGTTAAGAATATCTTCCACAGTTGCTCTTGTCTTAGGGCTGAGTTTCATATAATCCTTATGCTCGTCATACCATTTGAATATCTCAGTCAGATCTCCATTAGCCCAGCTGAATGACCACCAATCACAGATCATTTCGATAATATAATCGTATGGCATATCCAGGATAATCTCGCCTTCTTCTGGTGAGTCGTTTATCAGAATCCAGTGCTGCCAATGATGAGGGTTATTATGTATATGTCTCAACCATGCATAATTAAAGTTCTGTACCACCTCATAAGATCTATTTTTGCCATAGAAATATTCATCGTAAGCTTCGTACTCTTCCGGATCTTCTTTACTGATATCATGACCGTACTGAATCTGCCATCCCAATTCCCTAGTATCAAAAACCGGCTCCAAAATGATCGGTAGGTTAGCCATGATCCAGTCAAAACCTTTCTTAACGTTTGTTCTGTGTTCCTGTAAATAGAAATAATACTCTCTGCTCATTCTTTCGATATCTCTTTCTCTCATAACTAACCTTCACTTTCTTCATTGCTAACATCGGATGTACCAAAAATCTCCTTAACACATTTATTCCACCCAATATGTTCACCAAGTCCCATAGACTCACAATGAACAGTCTCCATTTCCCACTCTGACTTTACCTCAGGAATTTCTTTCTCGAATAAACAGATTTCACCGCCTGCATTGACAAATTCGAATAATCTACTATCCAAAGTATCTCTATGTATTGCGTGATTTATATCGCTAGTATGTGAGCATATATTACTACAGCGTCGTTCACAAGCCTCTCTATCACATAAGTATAAAATAGTAATACCGACCGGTTCCATCATGGTTTAATCCTCTCCTTTCTCTTAAATTTCCACCACTTATATATCCTAGGCATCTTCTTCCACGCAATTACATCGATACGCTCACAGTCATTGTCCCGGAATACGCGGTTCTCCTCGATAGCTGCGCGGCTAGGCTTATAAACTTTATAACCATCGAATACGCGCTCTCTTCTACGATCTACCCAAATACCTCCACGATCAGGAGCATACCACCAATATAAATCCATTACGATAGGACTCTCATCTTGCCCACTCAGACCATACTGAACAGTGCATTGATACCAGCCTTCATTTTTAGGTTTACGTCTCGGATACTTTCTCCATCTGTTAAATATCATTCTTCTTACCCTCCAATCCACCATTACGAAGTAAGTCAATATGGTTTCTGATAGAATTCATGCATTCAGGACAACAATCGAGAGCCTTACTAGTAAAGTAATCACGCTTATGATCTAAATTAAGAAACATTAATCCATTCGTGTTACACGGATCTTCCTTAACGTTATACTGCTCGTATAATTTCCCACAAATATCACATTTCTTCGCTATAGCCATTCTTCTTCTCCTAACATATTAATCTTCAATTTAGTAACCCACGTTCGGTTTTAATAACTAAATAGTTTCATTACTATTGCAGCTACTGCTAATATGGCGCCTAAGACATACATCACTTTACAAAACTTGTCTTTGCTCCGTGTGAAGCAGAATATATCCCAGATTAACAATACGGCCATTAATGCTATAAAAACATAATCCATACTTACCTCCATACCTTTCCGGTCTTCTTATCTTTTAACGTAATACGCCCCTCTACATGAAAACCAGCATACTCGCAAATTGTAAATATCGTATCTAGTAATTTCATAAACCGTTCTCGTTCGATGTCTGCTTTTCTAATAGCCTTATAAGCTGTCGGATCATAATATCCAGAACCGTTTTTCTTAAGGTCTTTATTTTTAGATTTTCCACTCGTCACAGTTTTCGTTAAATCTAATGAATAACCCAGCGATTTGAAAATATGTGCTGCATCTTTCACTCTAGGAGATCTCTCACCACTCAAATATCTTCCAATTGTCGGATAGCTTACTCCAGTTTTCTTTACAACATCGGCCTTTGTTAGCCCATCAGTTTCCATTATGTATTTCAATTGTTCTGCAAAAATCATTAATTGTCACCTCTAATAACAAGTCGTCAATCACATCTGATAACGACATTACCCTCTCTTTCTAATTCTTTTTTATAATCTTCAATAGTTGCTGTTCCATCTGCAATAGGACCCATTAACTCATCTATATATTGAAGAGTGCGTAAGATTCGTTTCTGACCAAAACCATACAGACGATGTTCAGCCAACGCAAAACAAGTCATAAGATTCTCGACATTATATTCTGATGCAACAGCTGCGATTTCTTCCTTCATTCGATTTATTTCATCTCTGCTCATATATAATTTATCTTTACGATCCTCAATCCTATTACGACGTTCTAGTCTTCTCCTTTCAGTTCTCCCCATGAAACTACACCTCCCGAATATCGTAAATATCTTTTAACGGAACTCTCTTAACCTTTCCGTCAATTAGAACCATTGCATAATCTCTACGAAACATTGTTCCAACCCCAATTTTAAGGAGTTCATAATTTCCAACCTCTCTTGGACAATTCTCACAATCACAAACAAGTCCCCAATCCGGATCTATAACTTCGCAATCTAAACACATACTACTACTTGGTTTGATTCTACATACTTTCATTTTATATACCTCTCTTTTTAATAAATTCCATGTCTAGCATCATACATAATTCTCATAAGCTGAGATTCTGTTTCTGCATACTCTAATTTCGTTGTAACATCTTTTCCATAACATAATTGTTCAGCGATTCTAATAATCTCATTTTTAATATTTCTAAAAGTTGGATTTGTTTTACACACTGCGTTAATATCCTTTCCTATTTTTTAAGTTTTCCATATTTCCTAAGACATCTGGCTCCATGTTCTAAACGCTGCTCTTTCGAGAAATCAAATATCTCTCTTTCCAGTCTAATTTTATGTTTGAATTCCTCGTTCCTAGCTTTGTCTTGCTTATATCGTTCACAAGTACTATGACAGCCTAGAAAACGTTCTTGACAATCCTTACAAACTGTTATCTTCGACATGATTATTTCTCACTTTCTTTTTTTTAAGTTGTTTTGTCTGTGACGAGATCTGAATATGGAAGGGTTTCGATGAATTCGCAGAATGTTCTCCATTCATCAAGCTTATGGTTCTTACGAGAGTGGTATATGTTCGCCAGGACCTCGTAATTCAACATCACAGAACGCTTCTGGTTATAACTGCTCGGAAGAAGCTGAATCATCTGCCACCAGTATTTTTTGTCTTTGGTTTCGAGAAACATCGTTCTATGATGATTTAAAACATCGAGAATTGTTTCAAGAGCATCATTACTTGTATAGCAATATTGATCGATTCCGTTGTCCGTATAGGTCAATTCATCTTCCATAGAATAATCATCGAACAAATGCTCACAACTAAAATCATCAAGCGTAAACTCCTTCGCATGAATTTTATGCATGGTGCTACAACTGTTCGCAACAGTTCCGATTTTGTACGTGTCGAATTCTTTCCACCAGTACAACGGAGCCGTAATATCCACATACACGGTAATCATTCTCAAGAACTTACGGTGATCTGTGCCTGCTTTACAAAGACGTTTCATAAGATCCAAGTCGTTATCTCCAAGTTTAAAAATACAAGGATAATCATCTGGATCAAAATTTACATTTTCTACAAATAAACTATCACTCTTCTCCCAAGAATTCATCGGGTTCCGCATCCCCCGAATAGCAGCTTCCCATCCCATAACTTCTGTATTCTCAATTTTAATCATCTTTTTTCGTCCTCCTACTCTTTACTCTCAACAACAGTCACGGTTCCTTCAAATACTCCAAAATCTTTTGACTGCTGGAATGTGTGTGTCTCTGGTTGTTCATCTGCTCTCATAGGTCTGGTTAAATACCATAAGTCATCGTTCTTCCAAGTAATCTCTTCAAGTTTCTGATTAGGCTCTAATTCGAGAGTCATATCTCCTCCCATGTGTTTAGCAGCTGACTGGCAACCGGATAACAATAAACTTAATAATGCAATTACTGACCCTACATAAATAAACTTTCTAAATTTCTTCATGTCGATTCTCCTTCTCTAAAAATCTTTTAATATTACTGCATCGTTCTTTATTCTCACATTGAATATATGTAGTATGAACTTTTCCGCCTGCATATAATCTAGTTAAAACTGGATTAAAGTCTGAACACCTATGACAGTATTCTTCGACATCTAATTCAATCATCGTGTTATCTCCTTTCAAATATCAATTACGGTTGCTTTACGATAATCTCTATTTTCTCTCCGTCTTTGCCATCATTTTTAATATCAATTTTTCCACTGTATTGGTGTAGAATGTCATTATCCCTATCAAGTACAGTTAATGTTCCATAATCACATGACTCTGAAATATCAATAACCAATTCTTCTGCTTGCTTGTTAGTAGATTTTTTATCTTCATGATTAGTAACGTTACCGATAAAGAATAAAAGGACAATGCCCAGAAATATAACAATGGTGGTAGACATCGCTATTAACGTAACCTCATGTTCTTTTAACCATTTCTTCATTTATCTACTTCCTTTTCTCTTCCCATCTAACTGGTCTATGCGAATCTGTGTTTACTGGTTCCGCAAGACAATCATCACAAGGTTCCTCTTCTTCCATCTTGTCGAAATGTTCACAAGTTTTACAGTATTGATTAAAATACACTTCTTTATCGTTGCTATTCATTGTTTCCACCTCTTCCTAATGTAATCAAAGCTGGCAATATCATCACGAATATACACCACGGTGATCCTGTGAAATATACTCCTGCTATTGCTGCACATGCTGAACTAATCCAAGCTACTGGATAAACTAAATGCTCCATAATAATCCCCTTTTAAATGTAAATTAATGATTATTGAAAAATAAAAAGAGAAGACCTTATTTGGTCTCCTCCTCTTTGGAATCAGTTTTCTCTACTTTAATTTTGTCTAATTTCTTCACCAGTTCATCAATTGTATTAACCGCTTCGACGGCTTCTTTAAGTTGCTTTATCGCTTGCTCTTTCGTTGCCCATTTATCTAATTTGATAAACGTGCTAGTAATAATAGCAATTCCTCCAGCTATACATAAAAAGTTTAAGCCACCTTTAAGTTTAAAATTTGTTCTTTGATCCATGATGATCTCCTTTCTTTAAATGTTTTCTGTTCCATAATATAAGATGTTTAATTCGCGAGTTATCTAATTACATTTTCATAAATATCAACAAGCTCTTCATAACCAAGAAGACGAAGAAAATCGCAAATAATTTCATCAGCATTTTCATGATCTTCCTCCAAATCTCCAGTAAAACATCTACATTTAATACGCTCAATTACCTCTTCTTCTGACATCTTTATCACCTCGCTTTCTTAACAAACACTTTTCCAATTTTCATTTAATTTCTCAATAGATCCGTACGGACATGATTGATCTTTACCATGACCCCATTTGACAAAAATACAACCATATTGTGTGTAAATAGATATTCGATAACCACAACCGTTCCGCAACCCCATACTTCCATCTTTTCCTATAAATATTGCCGTAATTGTACCTAGCATTGTGCTCCTCCTCTCTACAATTCAACCTCCACAATTTCATGTTCATCTAAATCGTCTTTATCGCCAATGTAAACTGGCATGATCATACAAATACCAATACTTGTCTGAATGGTCAATGGTTTCTTTTCCCCATCTGGATGATAGACCATAGCAGGTTTACCATCATCGATAATTCCATAAGTAGCTTCTAATAGTCCTATTTTGTAATAAGTACCGTCATACAACATTAGATACTTAAAGCCTGGTCCGACTTCTTTCTTATTAAGTCTGTAGCCCCTACTCTTAGCCTCAGCAAATATATCGCTAAAATCTACTTTTCTCTTAACACCGTCAAAATGTAGTAGTCTAGTAACATCTGGATAGTTACCAGTTTCGGTATCAAACAATTCAATTTCGCCAGTATCTTCGGTAGTTAACGCTAGAGACCAAGAATTCGTAAATGATGTATACTGCTTATCTTCAAACTCAATTTTGCAAGGTTTCTGTAGGCATTCTCTAGAACTATTAGTATATGTGAAATACTTTTTCATAGCTGCATAACGCTTCTTCGCATTCGGTTTGTTCTTTAATGAATCTGAATAAATCTCGTCTTGCAAACTAGTTTTTAATTCATCGATCTTACCTTCATTAAGCATTTCCAATACTTTTACGCTTCTCATGGAAGTCACGTCCTTTTAGTTAGATTATTTGGTCGTGCTAATACTTTATTTTTGTTCTTCTTCCTTTCCAAATAATTCACGGAGTTCATCAATTATTTGTTGACTAGTAACTGTCTTATCCGCCCATTTACCAATTTCTTCTGGTAATAAAACAGTAGCCATAGTTGGACTTTTGGTTATGCCAAATAAGACGAGGATTTTATAGAGTCTACCGTTAAGGTTGCGTTTTCTCCATATATTCCATCGCCTGAAATGTTTTATTAAGTTTTTCATTGATTATTCCTTTAAACCCCCTCTTAACTTACGTATCAATTTACACAGTTCAATTATTGCCATAATCAATACGATAATAGGCCAGAACAGCATACAAGCAACTGGAATATCAATATCGTACGTGCTGTCTATCATTGCAGACAAGCCTAAACCGAATAATGTATAGCAAAGTATAAATAATATGCCATAAGCAATTGCCTCATTCATATCTACTCCTTCCCCTTTATTTCGGAACCACAATCTTATGTTTACCATCTGAGTTCCTTAATACTTTCAGACCGCAACTTTTAATACTATTGAGCTGCTTGTTATATTCAATAATCTGAGAAGCCATTCCTTTTGAGTAATTACTCCACATATCATCTAAAGTCTTCTCGAACTCCTGGCGACGAAACATTATTTCCATCTTAGATTGGTCCTTATATTTCGATGTTGTTTTATAAGCATCAAAGTAATCTCCGAAAATATCTTCAAATGCTCCCATGACTTATACACCTCCTTAACTATTTGCTCTTAAGAATCTTATTAGGACCCATATCAACCATAAACCACCTGTTAATAAAGTAAGAACAAAATCTACGAATACACCAAAGCATCCTCTATTTTTCATTGTTATCCTCCTTACTCATAACATCGATAATACTATCCACATCTCTGGCTAAAGGCATTAATATCTCATTAATTAACGACATTAGCCATGACTTGGTTATGGAAAATATAATCAGTGCCGTTATAAGACAGCACATCCCAGCAATTATAAATACGTCCATCAAGCTAACCATTAACTACCTCCCTTTTGATTTACGATACATTTCTTCATATAGTACTTTTTCTATTACTAATTTTCCTTTTATCATTCTGCCAATACATAAAACTTTAGACATTCGAATCAAGTCCTTTCTTAGTTTAGAAGAATATTATTCATCATCCTTTACATATCCCATCTCGTTATCTGGAATATACAAATAAATATCATCAATTACATTCGGTAAACCAAGACCAATATACGGACCATACAAACTCATAAATGTCCATAATTGGAAAGATGTAAAACCATCCTCATCGACATTTGGATACATTCTAACTAATTCGAGTCCTTTATCGATTAAGTGGTCATACTGATGGAAGTAAATATCAATCCCCTTCTCCGTTAACTTAACTTTAATGATAGTGTTCATGTTAAGTTTTCTAATTTGATTCTCGTTCTTTGTTTTACGCTGACATTTTCGTTTCTTCGTCATAGAGTCCCTCCTTTCATTACCCGACCAACAGAAAAGAAGAGTCCCAGTCAATTTGACCAAGACTCTCTGTCTCTCATAATAGTCCTTGTAAATTACGCGGATGTTATTTGTTTACGCATATTTTTAATAATTCTTCGTTTTGCTAAGAAAGATAATGATGGATTTGCCTTGACTCTCTGAATATCTTCCTCGGATAATGGTGGAAGTTTGGATATTAATTTATTAAGTGATTCGGCGAGTTCGTCAGTTTTTACCCCTGTGTTACACATAACTTTTGATAAATTTTCTAATCCCATTTTGCAAACTTCCTTTCATTAAATTTTTTCTTTTGAGCTATCGCTTTTGATATAGCCAGATCAATACCAGAACGAGATTTTAGATGATAATAGTACAGATCTACGAAAGGCGAATTAAGTCTATCAATTCGACCCTTTGCTTGAAGTAAGGTCTTATACGAATATGTTTGCGAATAAAACACTATACAGTTTGTCTTTATGCAATTAAAACCCTCGGCGCCAGCTGAATAATTGACCAGATAAATCCACCTTTCGCTTTCTGGTATAGCATCATGACAATGCCCGTTGTACTCTGCTACTTGCACATCTTCTCCATAATACAGATTCTTCAAGATGCTCAATTCATAATCAAACGAATAGAACACAATCATTCTAGGATGCTGCTCGAATATCTCTAGTAATTTAACTTGTCTAGACTCGTCTGAATTCACTATTCTTCTAAGAACATAACAAAGACCAGAAGCTTGTTGAATAGGCTCTTCTTTGAATGGGTCAAAACGAGTTCTAATAGCCTGTTTGTACTTGTGTATATCATAAGTGGCCGAAATATCAATGTCGTGAGGGACAGTGTGCCTCTCGAAATCCATGTCGATAAGTATCCGATCTCTTAATCGAATAAGTCTAGTCTCATTACGATAACCTTCCACGCTCGGATACTTTGTCCAACGAGAATATATAATGTGGTCTTGTCTAAATTCCGTTCTGTTACGAAAGAATCCATTAGCCACAAATACAGTCTCATAGTCGCTCCAAGTATCCCCAGGAGATGCTGATAATATAATCCATTCGTTAAACTTGGCTATCTTGAGAAAAGCTTTACACCAAGCCCCTTTACCTGTTAACTTATCCTCATCAAATATAAATACGGCATCACGAACGTCAGAGTATTTCTTTATACATTGCCAACTATCAATAATGATTTTATTACCCCATCTTGTCTTTTTAGTTTCCGAATCAGGATATAACAGAAACGGCGTCAGTTCCTCTTCCCACTCAAGGTCATTTTTTTTCTTTGCCGTGCTGATGATGTATAAATCTGGAGGATTAGATTTCATAGGTTTGTATTCTTTATTACTGATATATCCTCCGTTTTTAGAGAAATACCAATATAGAGCAGTCCTACTTTTCCCGCTACCTGTTCCACCATTAAGAATACATCCGCTAAACATTCGATTGATGGCCTGCTGCTGATGCGGGTACAAGAAATCAGTCTTGGTTGGAGTTTTGTTGTAAGAAATAGCATGTCGGTCTTTATAACTCACTTCCACTTACTACTCACCATCCCATAGTTTCGGATTACCGTTTTCGTCGACTAGTAAAGTGAAAACGTTAGAATAAGAAACAGCATACATCACTTTTGTTTCCTTGTCGTAAACGATTTTCCATCGATTAGTCTTTTCAACTTCAACAAACATTGATTCAGTATTCTCCGCTTCTTGGTCATAAGATTTCTTAATATCAGCATTTGCACAACCAACTAAAACGCTCGACAAAACAGCAGCCGAAAATATCAATGCTAATAATCGTTTCTTCATATCACTTATTCTCCTTACCACTCCCAGTCAACTTATTCCACAACTCCATAGCTTCTTCTCCCTGGAAAGCATTCAAAATATCAATAGCTTCACCTTTCTTTTTCTTACCAACGATAAGTACGGCGGTATCTGGCCCGCCTTTCAAATCAAAATCAACCGATACTAAAATAGAATCTGTTACTCTCATTTGTTTAACTCCTTTCTAAAACAAAAAGAGAAGAGAACCAATTAGTCCTCTTCGCTTTCAAATATAACATCGTTAATAAGTTTCATAATATCGTTAAATTGTCTACGATCACTGACACATAAAAACCATCCGCCATCGATGGAATAGACAATTCTCTCCTTTGAACAATAATTTTTGACTCTCGCTTCTACGTCTATAATCTGATAGTCGCAGTAACGTTTCCAAAGCACTTTTGTTCTCCAGTTCTTAATCCAATTCTTCCTATCAATATCGACACCAAGTCGTTTGTGCCATACGCTATAAACATCTAACATGTTCGTTTCCTCCTTTATAAAAATGTTTATTGTTTTCCATAAAGGAGCATGTAAATTTAGCGAAGAAAAGAAGACCCAGAATATCAATCCTGAGTCTCCTCTAAAACTACTTCTGTTCTTTTTTAGCTTTGCGAATATCCATTGCTGTCATAATTAAAGCTGTTATGATAAGACCTGTTCCTGATACAAATACACCAAAATTATATCCTCTATCATAATCTCCAATTTTAGTTTTTTCTTTCATAATGTAATACTCCTTTCTAAAAATATCATTATAGTTTTCATTAAAGAGCATGTTTTCTACGCGAAAGTTCGACAAGCTCATGAATAAGATTCCGCAAGCAAAGTTACAATATATAAACAAATAGAAGAGAGCTCAAATTAATATAGTAAGATAATATCGCGAATACTTGAGCGTATATGTAGCTCGTATTATCCGCGAACACAAGTTACATACACTTGACCTCAACATGATCATCAAACACATAACACGGAATTTTCCACTTACCATTAATTTTTTCAGCTAACGGAATAAACCCATCTTTAATTTGTTTACGAACACATTCCACTGATAGCCCATTCGCCTCGGCAACTTCCTTTGCGGATAACCACTGTATTTTTCGTTCTGTGACAGTTTCCGCTGATACTTTAAGACTATCGGCATCATGTGTAACTTCGAATTTAGTTGATACAGCATCCGTCTCATCCTTACTGTCAGCAATCGAAAGTTTTGGAATTGTTAAATTTGCAAGTGCCTGCTTTAACCCATCTAAAGGCGATAATTCCTCTTCATCTTTTTCTTCCGGCAGCCACTTCTTAAATACTTCATAATAGTTACCCTGGTTACCAAGAGCTTTCTTAGCAATCGCCATAGCCAGGCCCTTCTCCGGATCGTATACATCATAATCTCCAGACTTTACAATAGTCTTGCTTCCATCTTTCCAAATAACAACCGTTGCTGGTGCATTAAATATAACTTTTTCGATTCTCATATCAATCTTCCTTTCTGTACTTTTCACTCCAAATATATTATTTAACTTTGCTTTTTCGAGCATCTTCATTTCTTTGTTGATATCGCTGATAAGTGTTGCGTTAAACAGAGTGTTAGACTCGTACCTATTCCATCCAACACAATCCATGCACATATATGTATTTCTACGTATACATCCATCACATCCTCTCATAATATCTAATCCTCCTTATACTTCTCATGTAAATCTTCTAATTTAATAGATAGCAGCTTAATCGTATTTTCATACTGCTCTTTGTTGTCGGATACAGGTACATATCGTCTCAGTATCTCATCTAGTTCTGTTTTAAAATCCATTATGTATTTCCTCCTGTTATTTTGTTTATGTAAACATAAAATACCCTCCCAGTTACGAGAGGGCCGAGCTACTCAAATGGTTGAATATCAAATTTCGGGTTCATTACGCATCACCTCTCTTTATCTTCGTGAATAATCTCTACAACAAACTCCGCATGTAAATTTTCGAAATCAGTATCGACATGAGATCTTACAGTACCGATATATTTTCCATCTAGAAAATACCTTCGTCTAGTATATTCGGGACCGTAAATCATATCAATGTCAATACGATCTTTAAACTCGTGTACATTATCTCTGGTTATTCCATACTGATGTAATAATTTTTCCATCGCTTTATCTATCGTTTCGACAGTATCTTTTATAAAAACAGTCATATCCGATTCTATATAAGTTTTTATTTTACAAATATCCTGTTCGATATTAGCCATTTCTTCTAAAGATAATTTACGATAGTCAGGCTCGACATCAGGATCAAGACCTCGTATACCCCTAAGACCTGTAATAGAATGCGGCTCGAAACTATAGCGAAGACGGTCAGTTAGGCTACTTGTCATATTAAGTTCTCTATAAATATCAATAAGTTTTTCCATATAACCTCCACTAAAACTCAAACGGAACCTGGTCTACGTCGCCTCCAGCAACAACGATGCTTTGCATCAGCTGCCCAGTCTCTTCGTCGTAAAATAAATCGTCCAAGAAATGATCAATGTCATCTTGAACATCTTGGTCTGCCATTCTCATAACTTCATAGCCTTCAAGACCGATATGTTTACGGAGTTTCTTCAACACAGTAGTAGTCCATTTTCTGAATTGTTTAGCCTCTAATCGTCTGCTTGCAAATAAAGCTTCATATACTCCGTTTTCATTTACTGCTAACATCCAACGAGATTTGTTTTCGCCTCTTGATCTATTCACCTTTGAAGGGTGGTCAGATACCTCTATCAATATTCTAGTAAGCATATCAGAATCAAGCCTCTGAGCTACTTTATCTGTTCTCAAAGCCAAAGCATCACAAATATCTTTCAGGATAGCCCACCATTCTCCATCCTGCTCAATAAATCTAATTTCATAACCCATCCAGTTTTCTATTCTCATATTTGTCATTTTATTTCTCCTTTCTCAACCGTCTCTAGCCCAAGTGCTTCCCTAATCGTATTAGGTGTCATTTTTTCAGAAACCATTACTAATCTTTCGTCTTTTCTACCTTGTTCATAGCCTTCCATATAAGCACGTGTTAGCTCTATCTTTTTAATATCAGGACGTTTCTCACGCGGTAAATTACGTTCTAAAAACTTTGTTATATACCACAATTTTTTGTTCATTTAGACTCCTTTCTCCTCTTCTTCACATACTTCCGATACTTTCTACTATATTTCCTTAGAATAAGATCAAGCTTTATGCTATTGGTTTGCTCAGTAGATTCGGAAATGGTTGTTAGATAATCATAATTCTCTTTATCGTCCACCAGTGTTTTAAATATTAAATCTAAAGCAAACTGAGCATCTATCGGTGGGTCACATAATTCGAATTCTTTGTCTTTATACCACTCGTCGATTCTCTTTTGAAAACCGTCGAAAGAAATATCATCGTCCCAGATCATTTTGTTTCTCCTTTCTTATAATCCTATACACTCTTCTTCCGAGAATATAAATAGTAATCCCTGCCGTATGTAGAAAAACCATACGGACTATGCGTTTTCTCCCAAACGTTATAATAGATTTGTTCTCTTAAATCTAATAAATCCTTGTCCGAAATATCCGGATTAAAATGTAAGATTGTTTCTTCTATACATAGTCTCGGATTTATCGTTTTGTTAACTAACTCCACTTCCATTTAATTTCTCCTTTCTTAAACACAAAAATAAAAAGAGAATCCTAAGTATTTCTTAAGATCCTCTTCAGTTCATAAATTACTTATTATTTCTTGCTTCTTTTTCTCGATCAAATACCTCTTGCATAGCAACTCCAATGTTGAGTAAGCTAGATATAAATTCTGCGCTTTCTTTAGAATCCATACCAAGCTCTTCTTTTAAATACTTGCTACGTTTTCCAATTTCCACAGTTAATCTGCCTTTACTCATACCTCTAGCGGTTGCTAAATCAATGTTTTTAAAATTGCTCATACTCATTACCTCCTAATAAATATAATTTATGTTAGTCATAATAAGACGTGTTTTCCACGCGACAAGTTCAATTATTCACACCAAAACATACAACTGTCTTCCGTTCACAACACCACAAGCCTCAAGTTTTCCATAAGCCTTCAAAGCCTGCAAACCGTACTTACCAACCAGACTCACAATATAATCCTCGTAAATTGAATCCAGTCCTTCGCATTTTTTCTTTATGATCTCGTAAACAGCTGCTTTATACTCTTCATAGTTCATTTTAATCGACTCCTTTTTAGTTAACATGAAATAGAATATCCATGACCATCTTTATTAGTTCCTTCAGCACATCGTTTATTCCACTCAGTTACATAGTCTTGAATATTGTAAGGTTTTAAAGGTTCTGTTCCGCACACTAATACCGAAAATAAATCTTCGTTTGATAAGTTGGAAATATCCATCTTATTCTCCTTTCTAAAAATCACTAACGACCATTTAGCATACTTTCTAATTGTCCCCTTCTCTTCGTCGGGTCTTTATACAAGCTCAGCATCTCATTCTCTTCATCGCAGAATTTAATACATGTGGGATCGACTCGTCTAACACTATCCTCAAATTCAACTAGTCCATATACTCCGCTTTGTCCAGACGAATTAGTATAATGCTCCCAAGTATGAAAATATCCAGTCTCCCCATTAACTGTGCAGAGTCGTCTTTCTTGTTTGATTTCCATAGTTAATCCTGATGGTTTCATATCATTTCCTCCCTACAACACTTCAGTAAGAATCCTGAAATCTTTAAATCTATTACCTTCCATAGTTACTTCTACTGGTTTGTTAAGCAGCTCAGATACATAATTGACTTTCGCATCTTCTAGTATCCGGTCAACTTCTTCAATACTTTTTGTTATTGTCGCTTCTCGGTTCAAATCTTTCCAGTTGGCTTCTGGACTAATATTGACTGTATATTTTCCGCCATCCATAACAGCACTTCCGCCCATACGAAAGCCGAGCTGCAAGCCAATTAGAAACGGGTAATCTCTAATAGTCCCAAACTCGGCAAAAGTAATTTTTCCTAATTCTTTAGTTGTCATATTAGACTCCTTTCTCATAATCTTCATACCACGTTCTAGCATATTTATAGTAGTCACGATGTTCTGCTTCATACTTCTTCTTATCTTCCTTACTCCAAAACACCGGTCTCATCTCTATTCCAGCATCATGAAGTTTCTCCCAAATATCACGAAATTGCTGACGGAAGACATGCTTCTGATAATTCCTAGGCGGATTAATAAAATTAATCGGATTATTGTACTGTGTTTTGTCAAATAACATCCGAAGTATCTCAGAGGTAGTTCTCCCCATTTGCCGAAAACCTTGACCTAAAACATAACTCTTCTGATATCCAAATAACCGGAAACCTAGAGCTTTTTCTACGGCATCGAAATCTATCCAACTATCCCTTTCAAATCGTGAATGATATAGTCATTCGAGGTCTTCGGTTTTCTTTTTCTCGTTTTCATAATCACTTAAGATATACGAAAAACATCTTTCGTCTGGATAATCAATACCTTCACACCATCCAGAATATGATGGGCATCTATCTTTGAATTTACAACCAACATTAATATCGTCTTTTTTCTTGTCCTCATTTACAATCTTAATATTCATAAAATCCTTCTTGCTCTTCTCCTTGAGTTCATACTCAAGCCTCGTAAGATCATGAGTAAATATCGGTCGTCCCATAATCTCTTCAACATAAGCATGGAAATCTTTAAACTCTCCAATCAAATATCCTGTGTATGCGCTTACAATAGCAGCTTCTCTTTTAGTCATAAGTGTCTCCTTTCACAATATTAATTACATCGTCTAAAGATCTAAGTCGTTTAGAACCTGTGGCTAGTAAATAACTATTTGCTTCCAAACCGTAAGCATAATGATAATCAGGACGCCTTCCCCGATAACAATTTTCAGATTTAGGTCGTATGCGTATACAGTATTCCTTTGTTGAAATATCCATAGCTGATTGTGACTTAGATTTAGACACTGGCGAAATATGTTTGTCAAGATACCGAAACCATTCGTTACATTGACCGTCGTTTCTTGCAATTAATAATATTTCTTTCATAATAGCTCTCCTTTACATGATCAATCCTCTTACCATTACTATCCAGAATCATCGGGCCTTTTCTTCCCATAACAATACAGTGATCTTTTGGGAGACTACTGAATAATTTAAGTATTTCTTTCTGATAGACAGTGAGTTTCCTTCCAGATATCTTTTCTGCAAATTCTACTAGATCCATAAAACACCTCTTGTAAAGCATTATTCAGCTGGAGGAGTCCAACCATCATCAATTAGTTCCATAGACATTAAACTAATATACATGGTATTAACTCCTCCGTAACTCAAATGAATGTGGTCACCATTTTTATTTCTTCCATCAAAATAAGCATCGCCTTTCATATAATCGTATTCGAAACCATTAGCTATACATTTTTCCATATAATCTCTAAACTCATCAGCAGACATTTTTCCCACATAAGCTGTGAACTGATTAGAAGAATCCACTTCGATTGACCCAACAGTACTATCTGGTTTTGGAATCAAGTTTGACATGCCAGTTGTAGGCCACACTATATCATCTTTAATTTTGGATTCTTTAACCACTAATTCATACTGAGTTCCATTCAAATTAATATCCACTTGAACTCCATCTTCATTGTAGGCTGAATATGCAGCATCATCCATCTCGCGAATATCAATGTTAAAACCATTTACTTTACATTTCTCAACGTATGATTTAAAGTCTTCGGAATTTCCGTTAATATAGACCCAAAATAAATCATCCCTACCCTCTTCGATAGATGTACTATCAGTATCCGGTAATGGAACGTCTTTAACTAACTCCTTGTTAGACCAATCATACTCGGGATCTTTAACTACTACTTCTTCTTTTACAGGTTCCCGTTCAGTTTTAGACTTAACATCTTCTTGTGTAGAGCATCCAGTTAATGCTACTAATACAGTAATTGATAAAATAGTTACTAATTTTTTCATGATTATTTCTTCCTCTCTTAAAATTGTTTTCTATTTCTTGTTACAATAACTTCTAGAACAAAAATACTTATTAGAATTGAAATATTTCTTGTAATATTTGCATTTAAAACATTGTTTACCGTTCATTCTTTCACACCCATCTTTCTAGCAAACTCTAGTATCTCATCCATAGTTAACCACTCAGGTTTATCGTTCTCGTCAAAAGAATTCCAAATATCTTTCATGTTCTGGATATGCTGCTTTTCATCACCAGCCCAGAGAACTTTAGCACTGCCTCCGATTCTCAAGTAATACTCACAGTCCTGTCTCATTCTGTCTAACATCATATATCTGAATTTCTTTTCTGATTTCAAAATATCTTTCATGGTTAACAGACTCCTTTTATTGTTTAGATATCTACCACTAATACCGGCTTTATCGTCCAGTCCATGGTTTCGTATTTATAACTTTTTACTTCTTTTGATAAAATAGAAGGATTTAAACTTCCTATAAAAAGATCCTCATGATCGATCACGGTACATCCGATATACCAACCGCAATCGGTAATCCACACAAGATCTCCAACATTAGTGTGTCGTAATAATAATTTACTTATCGTCATAGCCTCTCCTTTGATTTACATTCAAACATTACTTGTGTATCTGGATCACATTCTTTTCGCTCCTCTTTTTCACAATATGGACAACCGAATCCTTCATCTATGAGATACTTACAGTGTCCACAAGTTCTCAAATATGGAACTGGATAATTAGCGAAATCCCAGAATGATATAATACCGCATTTAGAACAACGATATTTAATAATACCGTCATCGTCTTCGATAAATTGTCCATTTTTAACAAGCTCATTTTTACACTTCGGACAATATACGAAAGTGTGTTGTTTGTTTTTATTTCTATGATCATTAACGATTCTTAATATCATAGACCCAATAACGATAATAATTACTGCTAGTAAAATATCTATCATACCTACTCCTTTCTACCATCTGAAATCATCACAATTTACTTCGGGAAGATCATCGATAATGTTGTCCAGAGCTTGTGATTTATTTGAATTAATGCTGTCTGGCCCAAAATCAATAACATCTCGTAATAAACGTGCCAGAAATGCTAATTGTTTATCTCTATCATCCATACCTACTCCTTTCATCTATACTGATCGCAATGTCCGTTATCATAGTCGAATTCTTCTCGATCTAATCCACAGTAATAGCCAGATATGTTGTCGCAAGTTTCTTCATCATAATAGTCTTCAAAATCACAATGAACACAATTACCGCAACAAGGTGTCGTGTCGATAGCATCTGGTCCTTCTCCGTATTCCTCAGCACATTTCTTACTATTCGGAATATAATACATACACTGGTCTCCGGAAACCTCGCAATAATATCTTCCTTCATCCGGATCAAATTTTGCAGCTTTACAAGACATAGCTTTTCTCCTTTCATTACCTGACCAACAGAAAAATAAAAGAGCCCAAACTAAATATCAAATCTAGTCAAGACTCTTTCGTTTCTAGTAACGACATCTTTCGATAAATACTCTAAAATTGTAAGATTTTGCCTTCTCGATGAATTTGTTATATTTTTCTTCCGAAACTTTACATTTGTAACTAGCCGTATCGAAATCCTTACCGTTTATTTTATTACTACTATAATACTTATCGCATAAACATAACGGAATACCTATTTCCTCCATATCAGCTTCAACTTGTTTGTGGAATTTATAACTTATCATAAAATCCAGTCTTACATTGTCTAGATATATAATCATAAAATATCACTCCTTTCATAATACACGATGTATTATTCGCGAACTCAGAGCGAGCCGTAAGGAATGTATTTTACGCGTTAATAAATTCGACAGATGTTGAGTTCTGCACGGTATCTAAAGTGTCCTTATTAAAAATATGCATGTAAATATACTCTTCATCAGCATCTGATATGAATCCTATAATTGAGCCGTCACTATTTTTAACTGGTAAACCATAAGCTTGTTCGCGTGTTAATTTATCAATGTTGATCGTATAAACATTTATACCACCGCTTGTGTTAGATCTATCTACAATCATTATTTCTCCTTTCTTTTTCTAATATTTTACGCCTTAATTTTCTCAGCGGCCTCTTTAACCGCTTCTTTATACACTTTGGTTCTAGACATTTTCTCAACAAGAGTTTTAGCTGCTTCTTTAATGATAAGTTCCTCATTAAGTTTGATGCAATTTCGAACTTCTTCAATAACCATAGTACGTAATGGTTCATTTACGTCTCTATCATAATAGCTTCTCTTTTTATATATAATCTCTTTAACCTCATCGGTAATCTTATTAACTACCTGAGTCTCGACATTACTTTCAATTTCTTTTGCAATCTTTTCCTCATCTACTCCAATTGTTACTGGTACACTAAATACGCTCATCTTATTTCTCCTTTCTTACTACCCTAGCTTTCTCAAAAATATAATTGTTAATATTATCAGGACCGTTTCCATATCTCTGTACATACGGTATTCCTAAAACATTTCTACCATTTACAACTCTATCTTCTCCGATCCCGATAACTTCGTGTTTCTCATAGCGTCCACTAACATTCATAATGAACACAATATCACCGACTTTAATCTCATTCGCTGGAGTCTCTACACCATCTAGGAAATCTCCAAGTTGTTCTTTTAACGGTTGACGAATATCAATCTCTTTAAGAAACTCATCCAGATCGTAACCTTCATGATAGTCTTCGCCACCGATATGTCTAACAATATCCCAGCCTTTCACGACATAGATACCATTATCCAACCAGTAATCGTCAACTTCACTTTCACGCACATCAGTCTCAATTCCTAAAGACAAGTTTCCTCCAAAGAAATTACCTACAACTTGACAGAATCTAGCCATGCCGTATTCGTCATCAAATCCTCTATGCTGTTTTAACTCACAGTATTTAAGAAATGCAGTAACACTATCAATCCCACCATTCCAATGTAAATATACTCCGATGCCTTTTCCTTCTGGTTTTACGATAGCTCTGTTACCCAATTTAAGTCAGCTCCTAAGTTGATTTATTTTAATATCTATTATTTATCGTGTTCTTTCATCCATTGCTGCACATACCACAATTGTCCACATCCACCACCGATATCGTCCTGCCCGTCCGGATTAAAAATTCTTGTATTATAACCAGTTTCCATAAACGGTTTCTCAAAATCACGAATGGCTTGTAGATTTTTGAATCCGGCATCTTTCAAAGTTTCATCTGACGAACATACGACACTGAACGTGAAATTAAATATCACGGGTGAGAATAGATTCATGAGATTACAACGGTCTACCGAGTAATCATTTTCACCATCGATGCAGTAATTTAAGTATGGGTGTCGTCCAGTTTCTCTCCACCATACTGTACCAATATCTCTTATTTCTCTAAGAGACAATTTATTTTTATATGGGATAAGAATATCTCTTTCATCGTCTGTGGATTTATGAATTGAAAACTGCAAACCAATTTTTGGATTCGATTTACTGACCTCAATTACTCGTTTCCACACTTCTGGTTTATCCGGAGCTATAGTTGATAATAACAATTCTGCATGTGGATAATCGACCTCAAGTTTTCTAATTGCTCCTTCTACAGCATCCCAATTCAATAGAGGTTCTCCCATTGACATAAACATAATCTGGAAGCGTTCGCCTTCTCTGTCAATGTCTTGAATATCTTTGTCTTTGAGAATAGTTTCAATTTGTTGAACAATCTCATCAGAACTAAGATTACGAACAAACTTATTTCCAGTCCCGCAGAATTTACATCCAACCGGACATCCGCTCATGGTAGAGCAGCAAATAACAGTTCTTTTATAGAAATCCTCATATTTATATAAAACAGCTTCCGCTACCATATCTTTCTCTGTAAAAACATATTTAAAAACGTTTCCTTCACTACTTTCAAAAACTTTATAATCCATCTTTTCTCCTTTCAAATATCCCTAGCATGAGCAATCAAAGCGTAAATATCTTTGTTATAGACATTCACGTCGTCATCCTCGCCACCCATTGCATATACTCTATGATCTTTCAAATTACTACCGTGAAATTTTGTATCGACACAAGATTCATCTTTACTTGTCTGCATCACACAGAATGTCACGTAGTTACCATTAGGAAGCTTCACTGAAATGGTATTCATCCAATCTTCAGTTTTCGGATCTAAATGCGACATATCCACTAAATAATGATTACATCTGTTGAATGCTGGATAGTTCTTTTCTTTAGCCTCTTCTACTGAACATTTTGAAAATACTAGATCTTTTTTATCCTCTTTCATAGTTAATCAGCTCCTAAATATAATTTTGGTAGTCTAATCCCTTATGCTCACTTCAACTACCACGTCCGGCGCCCACATGTATAACTCGGCGGATTACCCAAATAAATATAAAAAGAGCCTTAGTCAGTTCGACCAAGACCCTCTTCTGTATAATATTTCTTAACGTCCTGTACTACCTTGAGTTTATTCGCTTCTTCTGGCGTGATATTATACTCACTGCAAAATCGCTCAAGGTACTCTTCGAAACGACCGTCCAATACATATCACCTCTTTATTTACAACTTATTCGGCCATTTTGAGTCTAGCATTGCGTAAAATGATAGCTCTCTTGCTATGATCTTTTTCTTCTTTAAGAGCCTCAATTACTTTATCCGGATAAAGAAGCTCTTTTGCGGTACGTATGTCGTATTTCCACTGCCTATCTCGTCTTATCATTATATCCCTACTCTTCCGGATACTCTTTGTCTGCAAATCTAGCAGCAAATCTATCAATTTCCTGAGTCACGCACATTGACTGTAAATATGCAGAACGGAAAGGTTTACCGTTGATTTCCGCATCGTAAGGTCTGATATCAAGATCCACACTTGCGATATCAATTTCATCCAGCATACCGATAGATCCTTCATTCAGTTTTACACGATTTCTACCTGACTGAAGATATACGATAGGTCCTCTATCATTGAATTTAACCTTAACTGGTAAGTACATAAATGGTTCATCGCCTTCTTCTCTTGGCGGTTTAATTTTTACATTCCATCCTGATCCGAACTGATTTGTATCATTCTGTAAAGCCTCAGCCATTTCTTCATTAGGAATAATCAAAGCAAAGTTACGATCTCCTTCTTTATTGAATTTACCGCCTTCTCCTCTGAAGTTTCTGAAGATAATTCTAGCGTCATCGATCTGTAAAATATTTCTAGGTGCGAAAGTTAATTCCATAATTTTAAATCTCCTTTTTAAATAAATGTTTTAATAGTTTTTGTTTAAATGTTTCTTTAAATATCAATTCAACTTTATTTCTTCATAACCATTTTCTCCCTTCTATAATATTAAAAACAAAAAGAGTCTTAGCCATTTCGACCAAGACTCCTATGTCTCTCTCATAATACACAATGTAAATATCGCGAATATCAACGGATACTTTTTGGTACCAAACTTCTTATGATCCTCTTCTGATGCTCGTCCAAATCATGATATAAAGTAAACCCAGTAGCTCCGTTATATTCGTTTCCAAACTGCTTATAATACATACTCGTCTTCCATAGTTCTGGATACTTGTTTTTATACATAACTAATTCTCTAGCTTTCTCATCATATTTCCTATCGGATATAACGTTACCATTAAGCTCGTAGTAGATATAAGAATGAAGTATTATAAAACGTTGAAGGAAGTCTATGTATTCTTGCGTGGATAAATTAATATTATTCATCATAAAAATGGTAATTCATCTGGAGTATCTTCTGGGATGTTCATGAAATCTGGTAAAGCATCGTAGTTAAGTTTAGGGATATACGGATCGTTTGATACAAACCATTCGGAATCTCCATATTCAGAAATAGTCTCAAGCGCCTCGTCGACAAGTTTGATATAGTATGACCTATCGATATTTTCATCGTTTCCAGGTGTCATCATCATTTCCGATTCAAGCCAACGGTAACCTGTCGTTCCGGTTGCAGCATAATACTTTCCGTTTTGTTCCCTCATCAATAGGCCGCCACCCTTTCCAGGTTTAATTGGACAGAACTGACCTACTTTTCCGATAAACTGATACTGATGACCCTCTTTTATAAGATCGTGAAGTCTAGAAGATTCGGATTCAAAAGTTGTATCAGACAGTTTACCTTGCTTGTATTTTGTCTCTAATTTATCGAGTTCTTTCTCATACCCAGATACGTCTGGAAGTTTTTCATTCATATCCAAATATAATGCCGATTTGACAGAGAATGTTTCACACATATCTTCCAGTACAATAGGTTCTTTACTAAATAGAGTTTTAAATACATACGGTACGGCAAACTGTTTACCAGTAGCAGTCCACTTATTCCCCTCTTTAGCATTGTCACCAGGTACATAGCCATACAATTTGTGACATTCTTCAGCATCCTTATATTTAGCGATATATACCGCATTGTTTACAAGACACATTCGGTCATACGTCGCTTCGTGCTCAAATGTATATCCATATCTTTCCCCAAAGTCCATAACAAATTGGATAATTTCAGGAGTGGCATCTGGTATTTTTATAGAGTCGGTTTTAATATGAGCGACAGTAAATCCTTTCTCTTGAACGGCATGTTGTAAATCGATCATGAATAAAGCTCCTCGTTTTGCCACAATATTATCTTTATTACGAATATCCCTAAATGGATTATCGAAGCTTGCTGAAGTTAAGCCGTATACCGAGTTGATTGCAGTCTTTAAGGCATTAGCGAGCTGTTTCGATGTCATTTCGCCGTCGATAACTTTCTTTACATAAGGTTTAAGAATACCTCCAAGAATAGTATCTACAACATCCCATGCTTCATGCTTAATATCGACTCGTCCCTCTACGATCTCCCTAAATGCAGTTGTGAATCGAACGCCAAACAAACATTCGGCAATCGTACTATGTGGATGCATACTGGATACATCAAGCAGTGCAACATTACCAAACATGCCGTGAATAGCATCTACGAATCCGCCTTCCCCTACTTCTTTTCCTCTATAAGTAGATTTACCATTTTCATACTTATATCCAGGGAAATATGGCAATAAACTTCCAGCCTCTCCATGAGTTTTCTCCATCATTTTTGGACATGCATTAGATAAGAAGTCATATGTTTCGTCATCCATATCAAATACAGGTTCCGCAAGATTACGATAATTAAACTCATTTTGAGGTTTCCGGTTTGTTCCGAAGATGATTCTAGTTGTTAATGAGTTGGTTGTATCGTTATATGTCATATCAGCTAAGTCTGCCAGGATCTGTCTAGCCGTCCAGTCTGCTGATAAATAATGAAACGCAGCTTCGGTAGCAATTACGTCATTATCACAATATTCCGCTACTTTAACCCATAACTCTTCAGGCACAGGCTCATCCCATGGTAAACCAAGCTCTTGATGGTGAATTCCCATTTCAATTTCGAGTTTCTTAAGACTTTTCTTGTTTCCAGCCGAAGCGAAGTCGTAAATATCAGTATAAGAGATATTATACGCTTCTCCAAAGAATACTCCTTTTGTTCCTTTTTTCGAATTTATAATCTTTTGAGATAAATTATAAATCTGTTCGTTTGTATAACCCATAAGTCTCGCGTACAACATATGGTTGTCATATCGTCTACAGTTGAATCCAACTAATTTGAATTTCATTAGCTGTTCAATCTCTGACGGCTTAGGATTTATTAATCTAACGACAGGCTTTCCTTCTCCAGCAATTTTATAGTTTACTAAGAATAAGTTAGGAAATACCTCAACGTCATAAAATACTAAATCATCAGTATTACTTTCGTCATTTGTCACACTAGGTTCTTCAGATTTAAATTTCATCTGATTAACCAATTTTAGACAATAGTCTGCTTGGTTACTACTGCTTGCGGCCAAAGCAAATATAGCATTTTTCATATCACTAACATCATAACCAATACCGCTATCATAAGCTTCATCCAAACATTTCTTAATCATATCGATACTTGGTTTGGTATTGATCATAATTTCTTTATTTATATGTTTCTTAAGAACCGATCGTAGATACTTTTCGTTCTTAATCCCATCGAAGTTGATCATAGTTTTTTCTCCTTTCAACGGTAGTCCGGAGCTAATAATCGCAATTTCTAGATTTACACATTTCGTAAGTTTCCGTCGAAGCGATGTTTTACCGGTAAATACCTTAACCTCAATATCTTCATCATAAATACGGCTTAACTTTTCTACATCACCGTTATAAATGTAATGAAGATGAATCCCACCTCCACTTTTGCTAAGCTCAGCATATGTAGCTGGCCACTTGCTCGCAGCTTCGATATTTTTTTCGAATGATTTATTGCCCTCGTCATCTTTAATATCGAAATCAATAACGATATGATTTTCTGGAATCTTAACGTAATGAAGTCTTGACGTATCAATATTCGAGAGTTTTGTTCTAACATCGTCCCATGGTTTAGTTGGAGTTTCGTTGCTAGTTGCATACTGAGCAGGACAATCAGAACATTCCGTATCGAATATGGATTCTTGCTCTTTAAACTCAAGCCAACTTTCCTGCTTTTCTTTTTTCTTCTCTTTCTTTTTTCCGCCAATATCGGATTCAAAAATATCAGTCTTAAATTCACTATAATAACTTAGTAGTTTAGTCCCGTCTTCTTTTTCAACTCTTTCATCGTAATCCCAAAAGTAATTCTTAAGTTCTTCTTTAAAGTTTCTCTTAGAAAATGGAAATGGAACATTCGCCTCTTCACAGTAGTTCTTATACATTTCCCAGGCAGCCTTCAATGTTGTTCCATTTTCTTTTTTGAATACACTAAATGAATCGCATACAAAGTTATAGAAATCGTTCGAAGCCCCGAGCATTGTTTTTGGAATATAATCGTCATAGTATTCTGGATCATCCTCATATACTTGTAAACAATGACTAGCAATGGCTCCAAGTTCGAATTCTACCTGTTTCATAAGGTTCCGATACTCTTTTGCAGCTAATTTATTACCGGATGGATGAACATCAATAAGTCGTCTAAGTAAACCTGATTTACCATCTGTAATTTTTACTGGTCTATTTGTACCCATAAATAGAAAGCATTTAAATCTTGTCTCATATAAACCTTTGAATTTCTCGTTCACACTCATTAACTCATGTGATACTAATGAATTTAACCTTGTGTTATCCTCGATCTTAGACAAATCTCCATCATGCTGAATTGCAACTAGAGGATTTGTTTTGAACGATTCCAAAGCAAATGCATTACTAGGATTACCCAACGCTTTTGCATCAAATGTAGCGTAATAACCATCAAATAATTGCTGTACGATATTGAGAATTGTTGATTTACCAGTACCGGCTGCTCCATACAATACCATGAATTTTTGGATATGTTTCGAATCCCCAGAAACAATAGAACCAATAGCCCATTCGATTTTATGCCGTTCCTCTTCTGAATATAATGTTCCTATTATCTTATCCCATGCAGAAATATCACCAGGTTCGAGAGGGTAAGGTAGCTTTTTACTAGCATGTTTTTCTCTAGTAAGCTCAGTGTTCGAGAAAATAAGTTCTTCATCAAGCATACTGTAATTATCTCGCATCTGTTTCTGACAATATTTATGCCATTTATCGATCGATCCACTATCGCTATCCCACATGTATTTGATAATTGGAGAACCTTCTAATTTATCCGCATTTTCATTAACGTATCGGTCAAGCTCTTTGTCAATAAGTCTAGTTACATCATCCTCATCAGTACTCCACATTTTGCGATCTTCATCCCAAATAGCGTAGAAATCCCTACCTCTAACCATTAGATCTTTTGATTTTTTCATAATGAATTTCGGTAAAATTTCTACACCTGATTTTGTACTACGAGTAGATACTATCATGAAGTCTAACACGCCACACCGGCACCCCCTCTCATTTTTCTGATGTGTGATGTCACAGATTCAAAACACCAATCGTCGCTTTCGATATAAGTAAAAATAAAGTCCGAGCCGCTTTTTAAACGTACCCGGACACTATTTCTACCATTTGGAAACCAATCTTCTAGTTGTTTTGCATACTCTGGAAATTTCATTTTGAATTTTTCATAAACTTCTGCATGTGTCATAAGTTACCTCTATACTATTGAATCTAAAAACCATAACATCTGTGTCCATATTTCCTCGTCACGAATATCATGGTCACAATGTCTAACTCTAAATAGTCCACCTCTACCATCTGGTTCATAATCTCTATTTAAGAATCTATCGATAACGTTTTCTGCTCGACTTAGATCGAATACTCTATCGTACATCCCGCTAAGTCCTAGATTGACAATCATACCCCAAAACCATTGACCAGTTCTGTCTCCAATACTTGGGTCGTCCATTATAGATTCACACTTAATAGATAAAGCGATCATCATTTCGAGCATACTACATGGACGAGATAAGCAATCGATAACATAGTCTCTGCTATCATGATCGTACATTTCGTAAGCAAAACGATATCTAAGATCTTCTCCATCCTCTGCCCTGTTCGCATCTTTCGGAATGGAGTAAATAAATTCCGTATCGTGTAAATATGTTAATAGTTTTTTATGAGAGTTACTATCGGTATATCTACCGTCGCAAACCAGATGATACATCCAATCAAAATATTCTTGTTCAATATCTGTCCTTGTCATTAATAATAATTCTCCGAATAGCTTCCATAATCTCTAAGAATTTCGTACTGAACTTTCATCTTTTCATTTCTGACGTATACCGAGTCATCTTCATATTCTCCGAAATGAGATGCAAAATCCTCTCCGACTAATTCGTCTACATTGTCAATAATCTTACCGTCATCGTTAGCTAACACCCCATCTCCTTCGAAATATGTTAAACTAAGTGTCGGATAATCTCGCTCCCATGTTTCTTCAGGAGCAATATATTCAGGTCCTAACATATCGTCTTCTTCCTCCTCTTCGTTTTTATTTTCTACATCTGAATCTTTTTTGTAACCGAGATCATTTACGATTCCCCTGATCTCTTCGAGTGATCGATCACTTGGATCTTTTTCATCCTCTTCTTTTACTTCTTCGTCATTATGCGATTCGTTCTGTGTGTTATATTTTTTCTCGTAATACTCCCGCATCGATTCGAGATCTTCTTTATTGAGTTGATCGTATTTGGTTTTTAAAAATCTCCAAGTTGCAACAGAGCCAATAGTAGCTCCGGCAATTAATACACATGCGTTAATCAATAATTCTCTATTCATTATACTTCTCCTTCACTCTATATACACTTGCTCATATTCTTCTTCGTCTATTTTGACAGTTAAGATAGTTATAGCTAATCCGCCAAATAACATTGAAACACTCATGAGAATCCCTCCTGCAATATGTCGTTTTTTCTTTGTATTCAAAGCATAGTCAAGTACAGATAAGATTCCTTCGAGTCTGTCCATGTTAATCGCTCCTCTTTTAGTTGTTTAAAATAACAAGACCACTTATAAAACACACACCGGCTAATGTGGCTAATGCACAGCACATGATAGACTTTTTATCGTTCATGTTTATCACTCCTCAACGTAAATAAATATATTTCCATTGAACTCTATTCCTTTAAGCTTTTTCATAGCATATAATACCTTAACAGTTTCTATGCCGGTATTAAGCTTTACCGCAGCTTTCTCGATTGGATAAAAGTTAGGAAATAATACAGAAATATCTCCTAATACAACGTCTTCGAGATTATTTTCTAAGATGTGTATAATTAATTCCTTACCCGTCATGAACGTTCTCCTTTCAAACAAAAATAAACCCTTAGCCTACATATTAAGCCAAGGGTTGTCGAACATATCTCTATACGGATTACCTGACCCCACGTTACTGAGGCCTGTCATTCAGATCAAGTTGAGAATATCACCATCCACATTGAAGTCAAGAAGAATAGTTCTCTCGTAACCATTTACGAAGTCACGTTTCTTCTCGTCATACAGATCATAAATTCCGAAATCTACAAAGTTATCACCAACTGGATGTTTCTCGTCGTAAATCCATCCAACAATCTGTCCAGCCTGTGTTCGTGGAAGACCTAACAAATCGTAAACTTCATTCAGGAACAGATGACCTTTTGACTTAAGCAAATCATTCGCAAATCTCTGCTGATCTCTAAGAAACATTAAATTATATTCTGGATCCTTAGTCCATGCGGGACAGCTTTCATCAAAGAAGCGAGCGTAATCACTACCTAAGTTCGGCTCAGCAACGTTAACAGTTTTCTTAACAGTTTTCTCTTTACCTTTTTCATCAACTACTGTTTCTTCGATTTCTTTAGCTTTGATGTTGTATTTAAGTTCTTTATCCAGTTCCTTACCGAACTTCTCGACAACTCGACCACGATATTCTTTGAAACCTTTATCAATAGTTGCATAAGCAGCTGCAAGTGCTACATTACGTTTACGAAGAACGTTGTGACCAGCGAGAATGGCTGTAATAGAAACTACACCAAGAGTAACGGATGGAGCATAAAGTTTAACAAGTTCCATTCCGCCTTTAGCATAGATAACTGTTGTATCTTTTTTGTGATCGTCTTCAGTATACTTGTCAGAATACCCATGTTCTTCAACATAACCTCTTGTTTTCTCAAGATTGTTCTTAGTTTCTTCCAAAGCATCATCGATTTTTAAAGTAGCTCTACATGCCATAACAGCAGATGCTACAGTACCGACAATACCTACTCCTACTAAAATTTCAGGACTATATTTTTTAAGTTTGAGTCCTGTTCTACCAAATGTTCTGTTTAACTGGTTCATAACTTCTAATTTTTTCATGTTTTGTTTTCTCCTTTTCTATTATTTAGCTTGATGAACTTTTCCAATATAATCTTCGACAGTTTCTCTATTAGGTGCTACTGTTACTACATCTGCTAGTTTACAATTTTTAGTTCTGAGTCCATTAGACTCATTACCGATACACCATAAAAAGCGAACATAATTGATAGTATCTTGACATTTCTCTAAGAAGTCCTCTCTATCTAAGAAATTATCTTTCTCTACCATATCTCTCAAAGCAGTTAAATGCTTTGTTAAATAACCCCAACATGCTTGTGCTGGAGTTCCACCCATAATATCAGCCCCAGAACGGAAATTATGTAGAGCATCTCCGTCTGAGGAATATTTCTTATTTTTTGCTGCTAAAGTTTCAACACTATTTCCATCAAGTTCTTCTAACAGCTCTCTAAAAGTATTATGATCCATATATAACCTCCAATTTATTAAAAATAATCTTTTACTTTCTTATCAGTATTCAGGACTTCTCGTTCGATTTTCATACCATATGGCAATGAAATACTTTCTAATTCAGATAACGTTACGTATCCCCACTCCCATTCAAAAAGATGACAATAACCATATAGCAACCAGTCACCGTCATCTTGTTTTTCACCTTCGGTAATTAACCAAGTTCCAACTCCAGATGGATTAAAATATTTAACAACTACAACAGCTTCTTCACATTTTCCTTCTTGGGAACCAATAGGATATTGTTTAAATGTTTTCTCCAACTCATTAGTCATTAATAACATCGTAACGACACATCCTTATTTTTATATTTTTTTAAGTTAGTCTATAGGCATAGCTTTTGGTAATTTAAGAATATAACCATTTCTAACTCTTACAACCTCTGCTGTACGGATATTAGTCCATCCATATTTACTACTTGTATATGGAGCAGAAAGATCCGCCATATCATACATATCTGCTACGGTAACAAATCCATACCGATCGATTACATCTACCATCTCTTCACGCACCGCTTCTGCTTCTGCTCGAGTGTCAAATTCAAGATCGTCATAATCAAATCTACTACTTGTTCTGGAACCTCTATCGTATCTATCTCCACGATCATTACGTCTGTTATCGTCATAGTAACTTCTATACGACACTTTATTTCCAGATTTGCTTTTTCTATCTCGTGATTCACCGTATAAAATCATATCAATTCCATCTGTGACAATATCAGAAATTGCTTTCTTAATCGCTGGTACTAATACGTCCATGAATACATACGATTTAACATTAGCTGCCTCTTCCGAGATGAATACATTTGCGAGTTTTCTACCACTATTTTTCTTAGTTTTAACGTTTCCGTTTACAACCTTACGGATCTGTCTTTCATTATTTGTCTCAGCTAAAGCAGCTTCCTCCTTACTTTTATGTGAATTTGGTTGATACTCTCTCATTGTTATTTCTCCTCTTAATTAACCATTTTGATTTTACCAGGCAAACTTACTTTACTACCTGCTATTAAATTCATTTGTTTCTTAGCTTGATATGCTAAATTACTCCTAGCTTTATTTTGATTAGGAGCCATAGTTTCACCCTTCCAACGATCAGCCACGCATTTATCAAATAGCATAACCGGGCCGTCGTAACTATATTTTTGATACTCTTCGTACATAATTACCTCTCAAACTTATAATCGATTATGCGTGGTTTCGGTAGATCGATAACATAACCGTTCTCTGTGTTTACTACGTCACAGTTTCTAATATTAGTCCAACCATATTTTGAATCTGTGAAAGAAGCAGCAATATCACTTAAACCGTATAAGTCTGCCATAGTAACAAATCCATACATATCGATAGTGTCTTGCATTTTTTCAAAAGCTTCCATGGCATCATGACGAGTTTCGAAAATAACATCGTCGTATTTGTAATCCATATATGGTTTACGTTTTTCTTTACAATAACTTCTATAACTAACTCTTGAACCGCGATTCTGGCTTGGAATCTCGTCTTCACCATTAATGAATTCCTTAATTCTAGTTGTCATTTTATCCGCAATAGCCGAACAAATACCATCGTCATTAAGTGCATATTTCAATACTTTATAACCACAAACACCAAAACCTACTACTACTCCACCTGTGAAAACTAATGCATATTTAATATTTTTATTCATTTTGCAAATCTCCTTTCATATAAAAACGAAAAGGGAAATACCATGTTTCAGATACATCCCTTTTGAATAAGTATTTAACTTCTATTCCTCAGTTTCTTTTTCTTCTTCAACTTCTTTAGCTTCAGAGTCAACCACATCGTTTTCCTCGATATCATCTTCAACCTCAACCCACATAAGTTTCTTGCGTTTCTTCTTAGGCTGTCCGTCTTTCTTAGCTTTGATTTTCTTGTAAGCTACAGCTCCAAGCGCTGCTGCTCCAGTCAACCCGGCTACTACTAAACCGATAACCTTTCCAGATCCACCTTCAACCTCTGTGTAATCAACATCGTCGATCACATCGATTTCTCCGTTTTCAATTGTCTCCATTTTTTCTAAATTCTCGCTCATAGTTAAGCTCCTTTCAAAATATTAAATTAAGTATTTATTCTCATAATATGCTTTGTAAATTTCGCGATTTTTAAAGTTTATAGTAATCGTACTCAGGTGCTTTATGATATTCGAGCACATAACACGGTCTACCATCTTTGGTTACAGATGTACGATCACAGCTTACTTCCAACTGTCCATCCCTGCTAATATTCCATCCTAAGCTATTACCGATATCAATTCGTTCGATTCCGAGTAGATCATAGAAATCATTAAGCGATCCATACTGTCCAGTTAACATTTCGTAATTGAAGTCATTCACTGCTTTTCTAATAGACTCGACGTCTGAATAGAACGTTTGTCCAAATGCCATATCATGGAAAATGACATCTTTCATAGATTCAATAACATTTGATTTTGGTGTTGTTACTTCTTTTTTCTCTACTTTATCTTGTACAACCTTATCTCGAATATCTTTTGCCTTCTTTTCGCCGATAGTCTCTACTACTTTTTCTTTGTAGTCAGAGAGTGCTGTAGTAGAAAGTTTGTAAGCAGTTGCCAACGCCGCATTACGTTTTGCGTATTTTGAACTAGCTCCAATAATACATGCTGCTGAGAAAGCGCAAGTCACAACTGCTGGCGTGTAAGGTTTCCAACAAAGTTTTACGTAATCTACTGGACTAATTTTTACACCACCGGCGTCCGCCCATTCTCTTGCTTCTTCTATCGTAGCTTCTTTAATACGTTTTCTTTTTTCTTCTTCAATAAGTTCGAGAGCTTTTGGTGTAGCTTTTACTGCAAGTACTGTAGTGGTAATCATACCTGTGATTCCCATTCCGATTAAGATCTCCGGGCTACGTTTAGAAACACTCCTTCCAATATTCTTAAAAAAATTTGTTACATCGTTTTTTTTCATTTTTTAATCTCCTTTCTTATAAAACAAAAAGAGAATCCCATGTAGGGACTCCCTATTTTTTCTGAAGTTCTTTTACAGCTTCTTTTAACTCTTCAAATTCCTGTTCTCTCTTCTGATCAGACATTGCGTTACTCATAGCTGCTATACCTGCAACTACAACTCCTGCAATACCCAAACTCTTTTTAAGAATTGGATTTTTGATAATGTCGTTAACTTTCATAGTTGTATTCTCCTTTCTAACTTCTCATAATATGCAGTGTTTCTATCGCGAGTTTCATCGCTATAACAAAATATCACGGAATATCGTCACCCATATTCGGCTATTAGTTTTAAGAACGCACAATAAGAAACAGAAAAGAAATAGTGTAGGAATCGAACCTACATACATAGCTTAGTAATAAAGCTATCTATTTCTCATAATACGCCTTGTAAATTTCGCGAATCCATTTTGACAAAAAGAAAAGAGGTCCTATTTCAGAACCTCAAATTTCTCTTTCTTGATCTTCTTTTCAACAGATTCTTTCCACTGATTCGCTTTTGTTGCTACTGCCTGTCTGACTTCTGGAATCGCAAGCGCTGAACCAACAACTGTTACTGCCGGTACAACGATTTGTCCTATCCAAAGTCTAACCTCTCTCATAGTATCAATATTTTTGCGTTTCATAGTTTATCCTCCTTTGAAATATAATCTTTCTATTATAGGGGATGTTTATTTAGCGAGTATAGTGGATATGTTCGTCGCTAAATTTATCCAGGTGTTCGATCCACTCTAAATATCTTTTATTTCGTTTATTATCTACATAACTAATGATCAACCATGCAATCGCAACGATCGGCAAGCCAATAAATATCATCGTAAACAGTAGACATGACAGCATAAAAACAATCGTATTCATAACTTCATCCTTTCTCTAAAATAACTATTTAGTAACTCAATATTCTTCAAAGTCAATAAATGGTTCTGTATAATCAACAATCCAGCATTCCATACCGTCATCCATTTCGACTTTCGTATGACGGAAATGCAACCAAGAATCCCAATACATTTCGTACATTTGAGCCGCAGACCATCCCATGAACTCTCCGTAATCTTGTCTATCAATTTCTAATAAATTATAGTAATCATTTAATGATGCCCCTCCGCATTCAGACAGCATTTTATTGATTTCATATTCAGCTCTTAATTGAGTTTCGTTAGTTACACGGTAATAACGTTTAGAGAATTCATCGTAGAATAAAGTTTTACCATCTTCATATTCGTCCTCATCGTTATCCTCTTCCTCGTAATGATCTTTGGTTACCGCAGCACGAATTAGTTTGTCTCCATCCTCACCGTATAACTCTTTAACTTTGTTTTTGTATTCTTTGTGCGTTTGATCTAGTAGGGCATATGCCGATGTGATGGCTGCCTGCGTACGCTTGTTCATAAGGTTTGCTCCAAATATACAAGCTAGTGTTCCTGTTCCAATCAATATAGAAGGAATATACGTCGATCCTGCTATTTGTACTTTCTCCCATTTTGATAACTCTTCTCCTTTCTCTTCTTCAGCTTCTTCGATTAACTTAAGAGCTTTCGGTGTAGCTTTTACCGCCATAACTGTAGTACCTACCACGCCAGCAGCTCCGACACAAGTTAAAATAGTAGAGCTGTTTTTCTTAATAATTCTCTTTGAAACTGTTAATAAGTTTTTCATTTTCCGACACGCTCCTCAGCGAAAGATTTTGGTAAAAGAAAAAGAGAAAGTGTAGTCTTGTACAGTTCATTTCCTGCCTGGGAGTTGCCCAGTCTTATTTCTCATATGACAGCATCTCAGCTGGAGGGACACTCTCCCTCGACTCATTACTACTACTTCTTTCTCTCATAATATACCTTGTAAAAATCGCGAATCATTACTGCTCGAAGAATAGGACGATATCTACTGGATCTTTAAAATGTTGGTTTTCTATTATTCTAGAGAACTCGCTGAAAGCTTCTGGGTCATTTTCTTTTAAATATAGTATTTGTTCCAACATTCTTCCGTAAGTCCCTTGGCTATGTGATAGCATTTCAACAATATCAATAACTTTCTCGACATCATAATATTCTTCCATTTTGAACACTCCTTATAATGTATTGGATAAAAACAATAGACCAGACATGTAGTCCAGCCCATCGCTTATAAACAATATTTAGTTGTTCTTACACATACTTAGAATAGTTTCTACTTTGTCGCTAGAGAACATAGTTGATGTTACGGTGTTGATCACTGCTCTGTAGAATTCTGAATCCCCATCCTTTTTGAGCGACACTAGTGCTTTAGTTTTATCAGATGACATCATGTTACTATTAGTAATAGCTTTAACCGCATCGTCATATTTTACTTTGCCGCTATAGCGTATTTTATCTAGTAACTCTTGTCCTGCTCCACTAAATACTGCGTAACTCATAATTGGGATTACTATTTTAGAACCCTCTTTAATAAAGTTTCCAACCGCATTCAATCGTTCCTTAGTTACAATTTCTGAAATTACTTTCATGTTGTATTCCTCCTTAGAATATTGTTTCTATAATAGGGAATGTATACTGCGCGTATATAAGTAAAAAAAAAGAAAAGACGTCATGTCTTAGACGCCTAATCTTCAGAATCAATCATTCTGTTTACCTTAAGTAATACTCTGTCGTCAATTTCACCATCCGCATTAATATGAAAATGTATTTTACCATCTTTCATTTCAGCAGCTATTTCACTAATATGGATGTCTGGTTTAACACCTATATTTTTATAAATAGCTTTTGAAATTATTTTAGCCACAATACCTCTCATAAGTTTAGTAGATAGTTTTATTTTCATTTCGTCCATATTTACCTCTCCTTCTAATTGTTTCTATAATAGGAAAGGTTTTAATCGCGTAAAATAAAAGAGTCTGCCAAGACCCCTTTATACATTTCGTTTAGAAAGTTCTTCTGCTACCTTCTTTGCAATTTTTTCGTCCAAAACTTTATCAGTATTTTGTTTACCTGCAAACGTTAATCCCAGGCTAACAATACCAGTTATAAGTTTTGCTATTCTAATTACTTTTGGTGACATATTCGTTACCTCCTATTTTTTCTATAATAGGACATGTAAATTACGCGTAGAAAATTAAAAAGATCAATTGCTTCTTCATCTCTCGCATGATGTATCATGTAAATTTCTCTAAATATACTTCCGATCAAAGCAGGTTTCCCATCGTTCTCGTTTCAGCGGTTTCATTTTCAAAGCCCACATAATCTGACGAATAGTCACGGTAGGATATAAACCGTCTTTACGCTCACTAGATCTCTCATCAAAGAAGTTTTTAAATCCAATATGTAAATATAATGAATCTGTAAGCCAAGGATCGATTTCAGTCCACAAGGTAGTTTTTGTTCTAGGGATCATATCGCTGCTGAATAACTGCTAAACCTTTCTTACCCATTTTGAATAACGTGCATTTATCATAAACTGGGTGATCGCACTCGTAAGTTTCTCCATACATCGATACATAAACTTTTGGTTTTTCATAATGGTAACGCATATTACTATTATCCTTTCTTTAACTTTAGTTATATAACTATTGTTTAAAACTCCTTCATGGGGAATATAAGGAGTTAAAAAAACAATAGGGTCTGTTATAACCCTAAAGTCTCTTTTAATCGATGAATTAAACTGTCTTTTGGTAAACTACTAATTCTTTTATCCAATTCGATAATCTTGTTTGCTAATCTACGAATTTCTTTATAATTCTCGTCGGCAGCAAATCTCAATGATTCATCTCCATATTGCTCCATCGAAAATATCATAGACTCGTTGATTCGTTTACCTAATTGTTTTTTACATTCTTTTCTTTCATTTAATAGTTCTTTTTTAGTCATGATTAATCCCTCCTTATATTTTTCATAATAGAAGGTGTAAATATAACGAAAAAAGAAGAGGACCCGTATTAGAGTCCTAGCTCCTTTCCTTTGAAAATAACTTCATATCCTTCTTTTAATTGATTAGGATAATTCATAATTTGAGCACCGTATTCTCTCAATGCATCTTTCACACTTACGTCATTAAATATCGCTGCTGAGACTACTATCTCAAGCCCGATCAATGCTCGTATAGGCATGAAAATCACATCCACTACAAATGCTACCATTTTTAATCCTTTATTCTTTTTAAAATCCTCCTATAAGTTCATTTTCTTTCTATAATAGGAATTGTATATATCGCGTAAAAACAAAGAGGCTATGTTTCCATAACCCCTTGCTGATAATTATTAAATTTTAAATCTAATAAGATCTCTCCAACTTGCTTTTCCAGTTGTAGATGACATAATATCAGTCTTTTCGTATACCATAGCAATCACGCCCATGATAACCGCCGCTGTAGTTGGTACAGCAATCTTAGCAATCTCGATTCGATTTTTGCTCTTCTGAATTTTCTTTTCTTCATCCATCTGTCGATATTTAATCTGCTCTTCGATATCACGACTAGCTGCCTTTTCCTCGACTTCGATTTCAGTTTTCTCCATATCAGTTAAACGTTTCTCGATTTCGTTTACTCGATTCAACTGCGCCTTATACAAGTCTGGTTCCTTATCAGGTTTGATTGATTCTAGATACGCCATCTCTTCAATCCATGTCTGTTTCAACTCTTCTCTAAAGCTCATTTTTAAATCCTCCTTAAATATAAAGTTTATTACCTATCATAATAGGCAATGTTATTTTGACGAAAAATCAGTGTCGTATTCTCTAGTTAATATTATTCGTTTCTTTTTATGTAGGTTTTGATCTTTAATCAATCTCATATTTATAGAATATAGATCATCTTCAGGTGATATCTCTTCAATTAAGAAATATCCCTTTCCAGAACCAAAACGAATTATCAACTGTGTGACAATACTACCAACTGTTACCCCGATCAGCATGAATAATAGTTCTTGCATTTTGTTTTCTCCTTTCTTTTTTCATTTTGTTTTATTCAAAAATCCAACCCGGGAATTTTTCGCTTTACAAACTTAACATCATTTTTAGCTACCTGAGTTCGGATTTTTAAATCTAGGTTAGAATATCGTTTAATCTAGGTTAGAATAAAAAGAAAAGAGCCTATATAAGACTCTCTCTCTTAGAATTTTCCCATTTTAGATTTTGTAGTTCTTTTCTTAAGTTCATGAGAATGGACTGCAATTTCATTTGATCACCGAGACATTTACTTCTTAATAGTTTGTCCTCAAATCTATGTATTTTACACTCCAAATCATGTTCTAAATTTTGCATAATATACCTCCTTAAAATCACTAATGTTTTATACCTATAAAAGGACATGTTATACACGCGAATAAAAAGAAGAGCTCAAGCAGAGCCCTTCGCAATCATTTGATCATGAAATCGAATACTTGCAAATCATCATTTAAAATATTCTTCTTTTCTTTATCAGTCTCGTAGAGCCTAACGATAAGATCAATTTCGTCGTTATGTATGCTGCTTACCAAGTTAAGTATCTTATCGCAATCTATACCGGATTCGTTACTTATCTTGCAAATCATATTAACGAGTTTTGTATACTTGTCGTCTGCTGTTTCTACCATAGCTTTAAATTTAATATCCATTTAATTAACCCCTTTCGCATATATACATTTCATGTCCTTACATAAGACACATTGTTATTTACGCGAATAAAAAAGAAGACCGTTAGGCCTCCTCCTCTAAATCAAATGGTGTTTCTATTAATTCAATCTCATCGGATATAATTTCACAATCACCGATAAGCTTTTCTCGTCTATCTATAACATTAACGCTAGAACGATATATTCCTTCTGCTATTGCTAATCCAACGGCTGTGCTAACTCCCCAAATAACACCTTTTACTATTCTATTAATATCCATTTTGATTTTAGTCTCCTTTTAATTAAAATTTAGCTAATCTAATCTCGTTCTTTACTAAGTAACCAAAAGAACTTCCTATACCTGTCGTAATACATATCTCTTCCACATGGGATGTTTAACTTTGATCGTAAGTAATTGTACGATAGCTCTTCCGTTACTGCTTTGAGGATATACTTGTGTAAATACGGATCTGCCTCCATAGCCACGTTCTCTAATAGCTTAATCTTCTCTTTATAGTATGCCTTCATTACGGCTCTTTTACCCGTTGGATCGCCAGGCATATTGCTCGTTGGAAAATTCTCAATCATAGACAAAGGAATGCCAGTATCATCAAAAGTAGCATAAGCACTTTTCCATATCGGATATTGTAAGCAGTAATGTTTCAACTCATAATATCGATGTTTGCTAATCCAATATTTATTGTTAACTGACAGCTCTGGTCTTATTCTCGTTGCCATTTTTGCGTTTACTCCTCTCAACTTTTTTCATAAACTTTATTGTAGCGGCTTCCAATTTCTCTCTATCAACTTTTCCATGTATATTTACAATTACATTCTTATATCTAAACGTCTTCATAATTAAAAGACCTCGATAAGAATATTTCCAAAGCTTCCAGATTAGTTAATCCTAGAACTTCTTTTAATTTAACAGCCTCGCTTACCGTAAACATATCGAAACCGTTCAGTTTACGATAAAAAGAAGATTTATGAATATTGATCAGATCAGCAGTCTTTGCAACATTCAAACCATTCTCGATAATCTTGCCTTTTAATTTATTCGCATTCATGCTATCACCTTTCGTTCTATTTGTCGCTTACGTGCAACAACAAGAGAATATCACCGTCTTACTTTTTCTGTCAACAACTTTTTCGCATGAAACGAAACAAATTTTATTCTAGGTTGTATTTTATTTGCATACGTGCGAAATATAATGTATGATGTTTGCTGTTGGAGGAAAAGAAATAGACGGAGCATTTCCACCACCTAATCCATTTACGACTTGAAATATATTTTTAAAAACATATTGCATTTCTCCTTATTATTGTCTATAAAGTGGTATGCAATTTTCACGAATAAAGGAGTTTACCATATGATGATAGGAAAGAAAATAAAAGACTTAAGAACCGAACTAAATATGTCGGTAGATGAACTAGCAGAAAAGCTTGGAAAGAACCGTGCTACTATTTACCGATATGAGAAAGGAGATATAGGCAATCTTCCACTGGATGTATTAGAACCATTAGCCACAGCACTTAAGACCACTCCTGCTTATTTGATGGGATGGGATACTGACGAAAATGACGATCTCGATAATCTTTCCGTTGGAAAGCTACTTAAACTAATACGTACACAACATAAAATGACTACTGAGGAATATTCGAAACAGATAGGTATTAAGCCAGAGACTTTGGAGAAATATGAATCTGGAGAGAAACATATACCAATATCTGTCGTGAACACTTTATCAGAATATTATCGATTAGTTACGGCAGGAGGAATAGAAAGTGAACGCGATGGAGTGGTAAGAGTAAGAGAAGTACGGTTTAAGGAATGGTCTAAAGAATTCGGTCATATAAAATTCACTGATGAAGAATATAAGAAGATCTTTGAATACTGCAAATTCCTAGTCTATTTGAGAGATATAAAATAGCGAATAAAATCTACATAAAGGAGGTGATTTAAGTGTAATCGATCAGCTATTCAACTTAGAATATACAACGAAGGAAAGGTGGAACAAATGTCAACTTTTGATATGAACGAGTCTGAGGGCAGCACAAAAATAGATAAATATGCAATTTACCTTCGTAAGTCCCGTGCTGATGAAGAAGCAGAAAAATATGGAGATGAGGAAACACTATCTCGACATAAGGCGATCCTAACTGAATTTGCCGCTAGAAAAGGATACTATATAGATAAGATTTATCAAGAAGTAGTATCCGGAGAAACTATTAAAGACCGCCCAGAGATACAGAAGTTAATTAATGATTGTTATGTCGGAAAATATAAGGGCATTCTTGTCGTGGAAATTACTCGTCTATCTCGTGGTAATCAGGGTGACGCTCAAACTATAATGGATTGTCTTAAGTATTCGAATATGAATAACGGTATTCTTGTTGTCACGCCTACTAAGGTATATGACGTTGCTCATAGTACAGAGGATGAGGAGTTTATGGAATTCGAACTTTTCATGTCTCGTAAAGAATATAAGATGATTAAGAAACGTATGGACCGAGGTCGTAAGCAAATGGTTGTCGAGGGTAACTATATGGGTAGTCGTCGCCCTTATGGTTATACAATTAAGAAAACTCACAGAAGTCGTTACTTAGTTCCGCATCCCGATGAAGCTAAGATTGTAAAACAAATATTTCACTGGGCTGCTAATGAGAAGATGACAGCTGGTAAAATAATGCGTAAATTAACAGCAATGGGAGTTCCTACCTATACAGGATCATCTGAATGGAATATAGCAACGATAAAAGACATTCTAAGAAATCCAACATATATAGGTAAGGTTCGATGGAACCATAGGATGACCGTAAAAACCATGAGAGATGGTGAACTTATAGCTAATCGGCCTAGAACAAATCATACCGATCATTATATGCTTTATAATGGAAAGCATGATGCTCTTATAGACGAAGAGACATTTAAGAAAGCTGGTGGTGAATTTTACTCAGATAAAACGAAGCATAGGCATAAATTAATTAACCCATTCGCCACTCTTATCACTTGTGCTAAATGTGGAAAAGTTATGGGTTATAAAGCTGATTACACAAAACCGAATGTAGCTCCGAGAATACAACATGCTTATTCTCAAATATGTAAAGTTAAGTCGGCTCTATACGAAGATGTACAGAATGCTATAATTCATGGTCTGAAAATGTATATAGAAGATTTTACAATGAAACTAGATAACCTCTCAGATACAAATGAAGATTCAGTACATGCTCAATTAGAGATTCTTAGAAAAGAAAATAAAAAGATTGAGACTAAATTAGATGATTTATTTGATGCTTGGGAAGATAAAATAATCTCAGATAATGACTTTGTTAAGAGAAAAGCAAAACACAAGGCACGTCAAGAATCGATACTAGAGGAAATGATAAAACTAGAAGATAGTATTCCAGAGAAAGATGAATATAGAGAGAAGATCATTACATTAACAGAAGCTCTGGAGGTAATAAAAGACGAGACAATAGACGCCAATGCTAAAAATAAATATTTAAAAACTGTTATTGATAGTATCGTATTTAGCAGGGAAAATAATACAGAGTTCATACTGGATATAACTTTACGATAACCTTATACTATTATAGTGTAAGGATTACTTTTTACCCATGATGTGTATCATAGATGGGCATCTTTTATAGCTCCACCATGATACACGTCACAGGGTTTATGGGAGGAAATATAAATGAGAGTAGTATGGAAAGATAGCGCACCGAAGACTAAGCCATGGATCGAATTGAAGTATAGGAATTATACCATAAGTCAGTATGGAGACGGATGGGTAACAAATATTCCTGGAGACCAAAATATATATTTTCCAAGAGAGTCTGCCTTTAATGCTATTGATAAAGCTCTTGGCGGTTCTAGAAGAAATAAAAAAGAACCTGAGCGAGTGAAATTAGGAATAAATATAATCGGTAGAAAGGATGACGTATCGTGAGAATAGTATGGAAAGACAGTGTTAAGACAAAAGAATATGAACCTATCAAATATAGAGATATTTACATCTTTGGTACTCCTAGCGGATGGGAGGTGGATATTAAGGGCGATAATAATCTATATAAAAATCATTACTGTGCTAAGAATGCGATAGATGCTTATTTTGGAGAGGAGGGTATGCACGGAGACGAAAAAAGAAAAGCATATGGAATACAGATTATAGGTCAGAAAAATAAGATAGGATGATATAAATATGGATGAGTTGAAGAAAAAGATATCCGATTACCTAAAGACGACGCAATACGGAATTACTAAGAAAAAGATTAAGAAGAAGTAAAAAGAAGAGACCTTGCTCATTTCGAGTTTGGTCCCTTTTACTGTTCATAATAGATCTTTATTTCTAGATTTATCTTTCGTATATCTGTTATTAAGAATCTTTACTCTGTGTGTTATTTCACCGTATGAATCAACTAGAGCATTAACTTCTTCGTTCATTGTATCTAACTTATCATTCAAGCTATTAAAGTTAACTCGTGTCTCAACTCGAAATTCAGTTTGTTCTCCTTTAATCGTAGAAATATCTTCTCTAAGACTAACTTGTTCCTCCCTGATCGTCGAGATGTCCTTACTAATGTTAACCTGTCCTTCTCTAATGATCGTCAGTTCTTCACTCATGCTTTCCAGTTTCTCCATAATGCTGTTTAACATGTTTTCCATTTGTAACAACTCCCATACAGTTATTATAATCCAGAAGTTAACCTATTATCAACTTCTATAATAGGGTGTGTTTCGACCGCGAAGATAAAATAAAAAGGGGATGTAACCATAACGGTTATACCCCTTTACCTATTTACTTACGCTCTTCGTTGTTTGGATCTGGATCTGGTATAGCTTTTAATCTTTTCCAAGTATACATTTCCGGTAGTACAAGAGTATGTACGAATGAATTTGTTCCACCATGACGCTCATAATCTTCTATTAAATCTTTAAGAGTCTCGAAAGAGGTATCTGTACAGGTCATATTCTTATGACATTCCCAATATATTCTTTCGATCTTCTCTTTTAGATCGGCTCTTTTTGATAAATTATTTTTCTCTTCCATGTCGTTAATGGATTTCATGACGGTTTTCAAATCCTTAGATATTTCCTTCATGTCGGAATATATTTCTTTTTGTACTTCTTTTGAAACTTCACGAGACTTATCCATCGTGTCCCAAATTTCTTCAAGTCCCTTTTTTAATTTAGCATCAGTATCTTTCATGTTATCAAGAGTCTCGACAATATTATCTTCGAAATTTCTCTTTTCGCGCCAACGTTCAAGAAATTGTTTTATATTGTTTTTCTGAGATACGATTATACCAACAATAACCACTAATAATGCAGTAGTAACAACCACATCAACTAGCTTAACTGTATTAAGTAAAGTGTATAAATCTTTGTCCATGTTTAACCACCTTTAATGATCTATTCTGTTTTAGAGTTTGTTTCTGTATTCTTAGAACCTTCAACCCAATTCTTAAATCCTTGATGTAAACCGGTTGATGCAAGACCCATTACCGCTCCATAGACAACTGTCTCAACTGATAGTCCACTAACTAACGAATTCATCACAGCTCCTATCACTGCCAAAATCACAGGGATATCACCATTAGGAATCCACTTTAAAAAAGTCGCGTGCTTGATGATATATCCTACCACCAGACATGCGACTAATACTACAAGTACAAAATATTCATTTAAAATTGTAAAATCCATTTTGATTTCCTCCTTATTTATTCTTTATTAGTTTTTAAGTCCATTTTGCTGTTACATTCCAACTTAGGTTAAATTCAATTACAGTCCCTGCTTTATAAGCTGAACATGGTCTAACGTAAATCATTCCGGTATTTCGAACCCAGCATACAGCCGTTCCGATAGCGCCTTGAATACCACATGTCGCAACAGAGTTTAACGGAGCATGTTCTACTGGAATATGGCCAAATAACTGTCCGTAACCCGCATCCACGTCTTTATTCATTTTTAGAAGTGCATACATTGTAACTATATCACCCTGTCTTGACGCAGAAAGTCTAGTTACAGTAACGCCAGTTTCAGGAGTGAATGTTATGTTCTTAGTCCCTCCGCTAACCATCTGCCAAGCGCCCCATATTCCTGTATAATAGCATCGCTGCCATATGTATTGGTCGTCTTTATCACATTGTATAAATCTCTGGAAACGTTGCTGCCCATCTCCTCCATACATAACTAAAATGATAGCGGTTGCTGTTGGAGACAAATCTGGTTTATTAATTATCGTTTTCGAGACTGTGACTGAACCTATAAGATAATACCCAGGTGTCAGTAGTGTATCCAGATCTTGATTTGCTTGCAATATAACAGGACTAGATATTAACTGTCCAAGATCGGATGACATGGGAAGAGCAAATTCAACACAGTTACTTTTCTCGGCAGCTTTACCGAATGCGATCCCTCTTCCACTTGAATGAAAATCCATAAGCGCAAATGTTGTTGAAACTTCAACAGTATAAATAACCGTGGTAAAATAGTCAGATACCGATAGCCGAATTGGATATGTTTTATCTGGATTAAGAATCGATACATTATGAAAATATGTTCCGTCATAGCTATACAATGATCCAGAGGTCAGTAATTTCCATTCGGATGTTTCATTTTCATATTCTATCTTGTAGTTAAGATTATTCTTTCCACTCAATTCTGATATTAGAAAACCAAAATCTACCTTGAGATATGTTCCTTGCTCATTTACATTACCAGAACTATCACATCTAACTCCTTTTAACTTAGTTATTTTCGGAGATTCGTAAGGAAGTACATTTATAGAGTTTTTAACTGTTCTGATACGACCTCTTGAATCGGTTACAGTTGTTGCTATTTCGATTGTTCCGCTAGCTTCCAATACATCTGTAGTGAAAGATGATGTGCTATAAGTCTTTCCTGAAACGACTACCTTGTAGCTTTTTATAGTACTTCCATAGACTCCAGCAGAAGTAACTGTAATTTTTAATCTACTTTTATCTTGAACAAATGCTCCGAATTTAGTTGAAACATTACTTACAGCTTCTGTTATCGATACTTTACTTATAGACGGAATTATGTTAGTTGGTACTTTTACATAAAATGTAACACTATGACTCCCAACTAGAGTACTTCCGTTATAAGTCTGACATACTATTTTTTCCATATCCGCTAACGCTGTTTGGGATTTCTCCAGCAAGAGATAAAGATGGTGTAAATGACGACGACGTAGTGGCTGACGTTGATATTGTTCCGCTTTTAGATCCGAATGTCCATGTAAGTTTGTGTGTAAATGACGATGACGCACGAGGTAAACTTATTGCGATGCTCTTTCCGAGGTCTACAGTCGAAGGACTTATTGTATGTTTTGTCGCTCTAGGAATTGTAGTTAAAGTTTGACTATAACTTTGCTCACTAGATGTCAACGGAGCATTGTGTTTAATCCATGCACTACAAGTCAACCGCTTAGTTCCGTCGGAATTATGATTGATATTAAGCGTCTTACTGAATAAAACAATACCCGAGCTTGTTATCTTCTGTGACGGTGTTACATCTGAAGTATATGTGGTCCCATTAATTTTACAATACACTGTTCCGGTTCCATATGTTGTATAACCAGTATTCGTCCTATAAAATCGCACACTTACGGTAACGTTAGAGTAGTTTCCAGATACGTTTTGACTATTTTGCTTAATAGAAATCGTATATTTTACCCTAGTATTACTCGTATTGAGTGCTGCACTTGTCGCCATGTTTCACCTTTTTTAACCTTTCTATGCTGTCCTTATCCAATATACGTCAACCTGATATGGTTGTAAGTTATTATGAGGCTGCGAAGAACCGCTCATTCCAGTCTGATTCCAGCTATTTTGCTGTGTATACAAGTAGTTCGTATTGCCTGGAGATGCTCCTCCGAATGCATTTACTGCGGCATGTACGGTTCCTCTTCCTCCGCCCCATGCGAACGAATATGCCTGTCCATTCGGCTCTAACGCATGGGCATGTTCTGGAATCTCATGCACAGATAACCGATGTTCCTTCTCACCACCTGTTTTTCCTATTGTATCAAATTCCATATTATTAGGATTTCGACCAACGATCACGCGACCTTCGGCAGTACGCTCCCATGACGTACCCTTAAACGCCTCGTTAGGATCTGTATCGTTACCAAATGCTATGATTATCCCAATTGGATATATCCTATCGTAAAGACTTCGAAATGCCTCTGCAATATCTATGTTTTTACCATCTGATCCTTTAATGTTTATAGCTTTCTCAAATAAAACATCCCCCTCCATAACAGCTTCCATCTTTACCGAAAAATTAGCGCTATCGCATACCCCTCCAAAAGCTACGCCCTTTCCGGTCTTATGAAAATCTATTAATGTGAATGCGGTTGGTAATTCTACCTCAGATGTAATTGATCCAAAATAGTCCGACACTGTTAAACGTACTATGTAGGTATTATCAACATTAAATAGATTTCCTAGTTTAGTCCCACTAGAATCATAACTATATACATTCCCATTAGTTATTGAATTCCATTGAGAACTATTTTGAGTCTTATATTCAATTCTATATGATTTATCATTTCTACTATTACATGATGTTATAACAAATTTAGCCTTATATAGTAAATTTTCACCCTCGTCGTCTGGAGTACCATAATTATTGCATCGTTCCACTGAAAAACTTTTTATCTGAGGAGGATCATATTTATGGGCGTTAACAGTATAGGTTTTTGTTGTTTCCCTATATCTCGTATCTCTAACGGTTACTGTTAATATATTGGACCCATAAACAATTGGAATATCCTGTACGGTTAAACCATTATAGTTTTGACCATTGTACATTATGGTGCAACTTAAAATGTCACTTCCCATAGTTCCACTTGCACGAACCGTAACATTCATTTTACTTTTTCCAGCAACAAATGCTCCGAATTTGGAATATATGGAATAATTCGTATCGGTCATATCAACACTTTCAATAACAGGAGCTGATCCGTCAGGAATAGTAGCTGTAAAAGTAGCTTTTCCACTACCTATATAATTTCCATTTTGATACGTATCGGCTATAATCTCTCCCAAACCAGAATTGCTATTAGATATTTGACCAGACAATTTTGACGGTAGTGTAAATATTGTAGATGTTGAAACATTTGTTGCGATAGTCTCTTTTAGTGAACCAAACGTGTAATATACGGTATGAGTGAAATCAGTAGATGCTCTCGGAAGAGATATCGATATCTGTTGACCAATTTCCTGTTCACTAGGAGATAGAACTGGTGTAGTAGCTCGTGCAATTCTTGTTAAATTCTGCCCATAAGCCTGTTCGTTAGATGTTAAGGGAGAATTCATATTAATCCATGCACTAGCTACAAGATGCTTAGTACCATCCTGGGTATGTCTTACATCTAATGTTTTTGAAAATAAGACTATACCACTTGATGTGATTTTCTGATGTGGTTGTATCGATGCGGTATAAGTAGTACCGTCAATCTTACACCATACCGTACCTGATCCCCATGTTTCGTATCCGGTATTAGTTCTGAAAAATCGTACTGATACCGTAACATTGGAAGTATTTGCGGATATGTTTTGGCTATTCTGTGTAATAGTTACAGTGTATTTTACGTAGGGGTTACTAGTCCCGAATGATCCGCTGCTTGCCATGCATCGTGTTACCTCACTTTCCTAAACGACAAATTCCCATTAGCTCTAGGAGTAAAAGCGAAGTTACCCAGTGTAAGAGAATTCGTATATTCACCATCAGTTACATATAATTTTCGGTTGGAGAAGTAGGCAACTTCCATATTATTCTGTGTGAATGATATGCGATCATGTTGTATCTTTAGTGTAAGTTCATTTCCAACCTGCCCAAGCACAATATTTCCGTCTACGAATCTAATGTACTTAGATATTTTTTGGATTTCTGCATTTGTACTATCGGATAGATCGTTTAATGATTTCTGGACTTCTTCAAATATGAAATTAAAGTCGTTTTTAGTCTGTTCTAATCTAGTTCCCATCTCAGAAACAATCGTGTCCGTTTCGCCTTTTTCGTAGTACTTTTCAGAAACTTCCATTTTGATTTTGTCAGATGTTTCTGTAATACTTGAAAGTAATTCTTTTCTCAAGTATTGTATCTCCTCAGTTGGGTCATTTATAACTATCCAATCATCCCCATCCCACTGTTTTAAAAGATTAGGATTAACTGATGTATCAAGCCATAATTTAGTTTCATCATCCGGAGGAGAATCACTTCTGATTGCCCCATTGACATCTTCTGGCGCTGGAGACCAATCTGTAGCTTTATTTCCTTTTTCGATTTTTATCCAATGTATAGTGGAGCTTCCAGTTACAGATCCATCGTTAGGAAGTCTATAAACTGAAACATCAGCATTGGATGGATCGGTTGAAGGATCTTTTCCAGCTGTATATTTCGCTGTAAATGTCTTATGTAATATCTGTTTAACTACACCTTTACAATCGATATTCGCGATAGACGAAGTCCCATTACTTACATAAGCTTCAATACGATTCACTCCAGAGGCCGGAGTTACACATATCGATAGCGTATACTCATCGCCGGCAATTAGCGGTGAACCTGGAGTATAAGTATGAATCTTGTGTTCAGAACTTATTACTTCTTGTCCACTATCTTTTAACCAGTTCCTTCCACCGATGTTAAGATTATTGAACTCGTCTTTTGTCGTATACGTCTTACTAACTGATTGGGTGATACTATCAGCACTCAAATCAATTTGTGCGTTTGTCTCTGTCTTATTATAATAATTAGTAGCCAGATCGTTTTTAACATTATCTAAATCTTTTGCAGTAGATTGAGTTGTCTCACTAACTTCGTTGACTTTGAGATTTATGTTATCTGCACTAACCTTAATAGCGGCATCAGTTTCGGTCTTATTGTAATAGTTATTTTTAAGATCGTCTTTAACCTCATCTAACCCATCCAATACATCTTCTGGTGCTGGAGACCAATCTGTAGCTTTATTTCCCTCTTCAAATTTCAGATTCTTATATTCAATAGTAGAATTAGGAGATGAGTCAAGCCAGTGAAAACAGAATAACGAATCAGTTACTCCATTTTGATCATCCTTAATCGTATCCACTTGTGAGAATCTGATCCACTGATCTGGGGTGATTGATTCTGGACGTATCCAGTTTTCATAACAATTCCCAGTTCCAGTTGCGGTTCTAAAATCGATACCAAAGTATAATCCAGTAAAAGATCCAGTGACTTTAACATCTATTGAGAACGCATATGAAGTACCAACCTTTTTGGCTAGATCAACAACCGGAATACTATACTTATCAGTTATTGTAGAGTGAGCATTTCCTTCGCCAGCAGTTTTTGTAGTTATAATTGCGCCAGGAGTTGTGGTATCAGGGAAATCACTTTCTGTACATACTATTCCATCTTTACTGTCTAAGAGAAGATTTCGTCCCCCAATCTGTAAATTATCTAACTTGTTACCTATCTCTTCGGTTTTTTTTGCAGATAATTTAATTGCTTCGGAGTTCTGATCTATTGCTGTTTCGGCATCCGTGATCCTTTTTGTTAAAGCAGCAACTTTTTCCTGGGCTTCTCTAGCGGCTGCAAGTGCTTTATCGGAAACGGCTTTTGCGTTAATGGCTTTATTAGTTGCATCTTGTGCTACTTTCTGAGCTTCTACAGCATCCGCTTTAGCTATGTCGGCAGCATCTTGAGCTTTCTTAGCCATTTGCTCGGCTTCAGTTGCATCGGCTAAAGCTTGTTCTACGACTATTTCTGCTTGTTTTACTTTTTCTTCAGCTGCTGCTATTTCGTCTTCTGTACCTCCGCCATTGATTATATCTTGAAGATTCTGTTTAGCTTCAGCCAAAGCAGTTCTAGCCTCGGCTAATTTTCTATCAGCTGAGTTTGCTAGTTCTCTTGCTTCATCGGCTTTTTGCTGAGCTGACGTTGCTTTATTTTGAGCTATTTCGGCATTCTGCGTTGCTAAATCAGCTGCTTCTTGAGACTTTCTAGCATATTCAAGAGCTTGATCTGCGGCAGCCTGGGCATCAAACGCTGATGATAACGCTTGATCAACTCTATTCTGAGCTTCTTTAGTATCTGCTTCTAGCTTTTCAGTTTTGGATACAGTACTCTTAATACCTTCAGCATTTTGAGTTATTTGAGACTGAAGTTTACCTTCTATCTCCACAACTTCATTTTTACCAGCATATGTTTGCTCGACAGTTGATTGAAGTTCTCCGACTTTTTTGCTGATTTCTGTCTTAAGTGAAGCTTCTACTTCTGATGTTTCTGTTTTAGAAGTATAATTAAGCTTCATCTCTTCTTTTGTGGCTTGAATCTCATTTGCCTGCTTTTCCAATTCTGTTATAGCATTAGAAATATCACCCTTAACAGTGGTTACTTCACCGTTTATTCGGTTAATTTCCTCGTTAGCTCCAGCTACTGCATTTTGAGCTTTACCGGATTCTTCTATTGCGATGTCGGATTTGCTGTTTGCGTCCTGTGCCATCTGTTTCGCATCTTCTACATTCTGCTTAACCTCATTGGAAGCGTTTATAGCAGCCTGAGCGTCTTTTTTTGCTTCCTCTGCTTTACTGGACGCATTAGTAGCATCTTTAATGGCTTCATCTGCTTTATTGTTTGCATCTTCGGCTTTGTTATGAGCATTGTTAGCATTATTATTCGCATCTTCAGCTTTGTTTAATGCCTCTTCTTCTTTCCTAGCAGATGGCGGGAAGGTGAAATTTCCTAGAATAGTAGCAACATGATTTTCAATCGCAACTAATACCCTATCGCCATCGTCAACATCCACAACTTCTGAGATTGGCGTTAGACCTTCTGACCCATCGACTTTTACATACTTTTTATTGCCAATTGTTTTAACGCTGCCTCGTACATATGCGTTATTAGACGATCGCTCAGAAGAATCATTAGTTATTTTAGCGAAATCTTTTAGCAAAGACCTCGATAAATCCATATGATCACCTCCATAGTTTAGTAGTATATACCGCAGTTTCTTCAACTGGACAACCAGTCTCACATTTTATAGATTGTGAAATTACTTTTGCTTTTACACCTTTTAATCCAGCCCTCTCATAATTCAACAATACACAATCACCAACTCGCACAGGACAATACCCATGTGTGTAAGTAACTGTGTGTTCCAAACATGAAATGTCTCGAAGTAACTGCCGTGCGTAATCGTCTATATATTCTTGGGTTGGCTCACCAGTAACTTTTGGTTTACTATCTCGATAAACTATCTCACGACCACGATTTACAGTAGAAATTGGACTGTTTATGTCGTCATTCACAACACGAGAAAACAAGCATTTCGATTCTGTTGAATAAACAACCTCTACAACGTTAGGTACGCCATAGAGGTCACGTTTATCATTTATATCTGGGTATAATATCGAACTATTCCCGTCATCGTAAACCCAAGTTGGTTGCAGAGAAGCGACATCTTTAACCGGTTCAAATAACACTCGACCCATTTCGTCTAAAGCTAGTTTAAACTTAGCATTTGAAACTAAATCTTGTATAAATGTCAACCATGTATCATTTACATTCGAAACAAAATCGGAATATAAGGTTTTGGTACTCTTAGCTTCAACTACTGGAGCTCTCATATTTTCTCTACATAGAGCATATGCTATCGACATGATCTCTTGATCTTTTAATAAAGAATACCCAAGTGGCGGAACCCCTTCTTTAAGTTCAATTAATGGTGTATACGCGTCCATCGAAATATTTGGACGTTTTCCATCAAAACCAGAGAACGGTGTTTGAGCTATAAATGTTCCAAGTGGTATTTTATAAGTAACTCCATTTTGAATTACTATTAGATATATCCTTATATAGCATTCATCAAGTAGAGTTCCACAATCTATAGTAGCAGAACCTAAAGTAACATTAGATTCATCCCTATTGATTGTACATGATTCGACGTCCATTATTGGCTTATCGTCTTTCCATGTATACGGATCCACGGTATAAAATTCAAAACTTTGCTGCATAGATTCATGCCAATTGATCATTAGACACCACCCTCTACTCGTTTTACATTAAATGAAACTGGAATAGTAACATCAAGATGTTTAATCGACATCGAAACCGTTATCTGTGCCGTATATCCATTTCCTGACGGTTCTCTAACATATACATCACCAGCCCATGATGATAGCCTACGTAAGGCATATATAGTCTCTTTATCATACTTAGGAATTACAGTAGACCAGTTTGCACTAGATCCTTTCTGGGTTCCATAATAACTAACCGGATGATTACGACCTATATACTCTACTGCTGAGGTATCTGGAGCATAACTTTCAGTAACATCAACATTATATGGCAATTTAAGCATCGAACCTACCCAAGGCGGAATGTCCGGGGAAGCTTCTTCTGCATTATCAAATGGAACCCAATCTTCATTCCATTGAATTACTATAGAAGGCTCCTTTACTGGTATTCCTGGTAAATCAGTAAATCCTATTGAGTTCGTATTTCGATTTCTTGCAACGATGCGATATCTAGCGTAGTCCAAAGCTGGATGGGGGTCTGTAACAGATATACTTCCGTAATTCTCTATATTGCTACCAATCTCAGTAAAGCTTCCATCAAATTCTCGTCTAAATACAGATAAAACAACTTCGGAATTAAGTCCGCCAGAATCGGTTAAACAGAATGGCGAAATATACGCGCATAGATTTTTGTAATCAATAGTAACTGATGCATCTGGATGGTAATTTTCGTCAGACCAAACTACGGTAAATATAGCGCTAGATTCTGAGGTTAACCCAGAATTCATTGATACAACCACAGTTACCTTATACTGTTGGTTATTCTCAAGAATGACGTTCTCAGGCAATAGATCGAATGATAATCTATTTGACGAATTAATAAATACTTTAGAAAATACTTCATCACCGGCATTAACCATGATTGTTTTACCAGTATAGTCTTCTGTTCTATACGTATTTTCAGCCGTAATACTAATATGATACGTTATAGCATTTTGACTGCTTGGCCCAACGTTGATTGATATAGTAAATGGAAATGCCGTTAATATTCCACTTCCGTCGCCAAGTATCAAACTAGATGTTGGAGGAGCATATGTACTTATAGTTCTTTGAATTGACCAATCACTGTACTCAAATGTTATTCCACGAGTTCTAACACGCCATAGAACCTCAGCTCCGTCAGAATATTCGGATAAGTCTAAGCTATATGAGTAGATTTTATCAATTTCATCTTCTGGAACTTCTTCGTTTGACGTATCGACGGTAACAATCTTAGTGCTACCATTTATTGTCAATTCTATCTGAGCCTCATTCTGTTTTGAACCATCTTCTGAATTATGTACCCAATAAAGAATAACAGGCTCTCCTATAATAGCCGTACTTGTTAACGACCATGTAGTTGGAGGTTCAGGTTTTGTTCCAATTATTTTATAAACTATTGAACTCCATCCAGACTCACCTTGACTATTGACAGCCGCTACTCTGAAATACCATTCGTTACCAGCATCAAGTCCAGTTATTATTGCATAGTTATTTTCTACAGTTATTGACTTAACTTCGCTTGAGCTTCCGAAATATGATTTATTCGTCGTATATTCGACTTTATAGCTAGTAGCCGTAGGATCTTTATCCCAGGAAACTTTAACCGATGTTTCGGTTTCAACTGAACATTTGACATTAGTTGGAACACTAGGTATTGCGGTATTTTCTCCGGAATATGGAGACCAAGGACCGTATACTGGAGAACCCCCAACATAATTAATAGCTCTACAACGGACTCTATACTTGCCGCCTGCCGCTATGTTACATGTATAAGATGCTCTAGCTGTTTTAACAACAGAAATTCCAGAAGCAAACTTAATATCGTCTTTTACTACTTCAAACTCAACTTTTTCCGCTTTAGCATCTGCAATGTTTTCGATTTTGGCAGTCAACGAGTATTTATCCATCGTTACAGTTGGTGCTGACAATTTGTTAGGAGGTAATTCTGAAACTAGATATTCTGCTGATGCGCTAGTTCCAGTCCAATACGAAGTTTCATTACCGTTAACCTGATGAGTTTTCGACACGGGTTTAACTGTAACCTTTACTTTACTGGCGTTAGATGGGAAGTTGTAAGTAGCGTTTCTAATCTTAACGTTCGAACTTCCTCCATCAAACCATATTCCATTTCCAGTAGCATAATTCCACTTAACTTCATAGTAGTCAAGTGTATTTGGCTCGGCGTCTCTCGGAACTGTCAGTGTTTTAGATCTAACTACATTTAGACTATTTACATGTATGGGACTCATAATAGCAAAAGCGCCATCTGTACTTTTGTTAATGATGGCCCTATCACCATGAACTTCTAGAACTATCCACTGCTTACTAAATACAAAATCAGATATGCCGACTCCGTTATACCATTTCGATCCTGGTTTTACAGTAACTACACTTCCAACTTTTACTGAGCCACCCCCTCCCCCTCCCCCTCCCCCTCCACTAGGAGGAGAGGATTCTTTAAATTCCCAAGATGCATATAATGTATACTCGGTGTTATTCTGTAGAGATATTTTAAGATTGGTTACTGTAGCCACTTACTATGACCTCCTTTCCAGTATAGCTGCTCGTATAAGTGTTTCGACTGCCGATGCCACATTACTTCCATCATCGTATGTTATTCCGTTTACATTATAGGTATTATTACCAACATTGCCCAAGTCTTTACGAAGCTTGTTTATAGCATACACAACGTCTCTCGCTCCTCCATTTTGACTTCGTAAATTCATCATCGAACTAACTCGATTAATGTTAGCGGACACCCCGATTGTAGAACCGTTTTTAAGTAATTTGTTTATACTTCCAGCTCCGGTTTTAACGTTGCTTAGATCAAGAACTGGACGTATGGTTGGATTAACGTTGGTATCTATATCCATGATGTTCTTAATTTGATCAATAGCGTTCTGGGCTCCATCGATCGCAGTATTAGTCATGTTAGCAGTTGATTTATTAATCATCTTTCCGAACATTCCTATTCCCTTTACAAACCCTTCAGGAACTGATGAACCGATATTTCGGAATACCTTTGATGGAGAGTTTATTTTAAGATTAGCACTTGCAGCCGCTGATGCCGCTGATGCCATAGATGCCGCTGCTGCTGCTGCGCTTCCTATATTTGCTCTTATACCAGATGCAAATCCACTTGCAACATATGTTCCGGAACTATAGAAACTTCCATAGTATCCTCGGATACTTCCAACTGCTGAAGACACAACGGATGATACTGCCGATGACGCCGACGATGAACCCGATCTAAGTCCATTTACCATTCCATTCATAAGTTGTTTACCAGCTGATGTAAAAGCGCTTGATTTACTTTTTATACTGTTTAAAGCGGCATTTACAACTGCTGTTGCTGACGAGGACGCTTTTCCAGTGCCTGACCTTATCCCACTAACGAGTCCGTTAATGAGTGCTATACCAGCCGAGGAACTTGCTGCGGATGCTCCAGAAACTGATTTCGCAAACGATGAGACGGCTGAATTTGCCAACATCGATGTTGCAGCACGTACTCGTCCGATTCCGCTGTTTATTGCGTCAACAAAACCGTTAACGATTTGCTGACCTAAATTTGAAAACGTATCAGACGAGATATTTATACCGTTTAAAGATGTCGCAAAGCTTGTCAACTTAGAACTTATCGACGCGAAGTCGATGCCAGAAAGCGTCTTTACTGCTGATCCGATATCCTTAATTCCTTGACAAACAGAACTTAGATTACCGACCGAAAGTCCAGAGAAACTCTTAACTCCGCTTGCGAGTGATTTTAAATTATCTCCCATATTCGAAGGAATCGATACGCCATTCCACTTTTTAACAGCTCCGGCAAGCGATCCAAGAGGGCCAACAATGGCATTAAGTGACCATCCGCCAACAAACGCAAATGAGAACGATTTAACTCCACTAGCAAGTCCTTTTAGTTTTCCACTAAGCCCTTCTGGGATAGCAACACCGTTCCACTTTTTAACATCTCCAGCTAATTCACCTAATGGTCCAACAATTGCTGTAAGTGACCAGCCTCCCATAAATGCAAACGAGAACGATTTAACGCCACTGGCAAGTTGTTTCAATTTATCGCCAAGCCCTTCTGGAACTGTTACGCCAGACCATTTTTTAACGGAGTCAGCCATTGTTCCAAGTGGTTCAGCTGCTGTGGATAGCGCTCCTGCTCCCATACCACCGAACGTGAACGATCTAATACCACTCGCTAATGTGCCAAGCTGCATCCCAAGCCCTTCTGGAACTGTTACGCCAGACCATTTTTTAACGGAATCTGCTAAGGCCCCAAGTGGTTCAGCTATGGTGGCTATTGCTCCTGCACCGAAACCTGAGAATGTGTTAAGTAATCCACCAAGTGCCGTTTCCCCAAGCGCCGCACCCATTGCGGTAAGTCCTCTACCTATCTCGTCCCAATTCATCTCACCAAATTTTTTTAGTGATGTGGCTAGTTCATCAAGACCTTGAATAGCAAGTAATAACGATCCACTACCGACAAGACCAGCTATAGAAGTTAAACTTCCTAAGGCTCCTGAGACTACTCCAACTTCAAGTAGAGCTCCTCCCATAGCGGTTAATCCGCGACCTATCTCATCCCAAGACATTGTTCCAAACTTGGCTAATGCATTCGCTAAATCTTCTAGACCTTGTACTGCTATAAGTATTGAACCCGATCCAAGAATACCTCCTATAGAAGTTAGACCACCCAATGCTCCGGAAACAACTCCCAATTCTAGTAGAGCTCCTCCCATTCCAGAAAGACCTCTACCTATTTCTTCCCATGATAGACTGCCTATGTTTCGAAGCGCATTAGCTATGGGTTCAAGAGCTTGTACTGCTATAAGTATTGAACCAGATCCAAGAATACCTGAGAATCCTGATAGTTTACCAAGAGCACCAACAGATATGCTTAATTCGCCTAGAGCACCTCCCATTCCAGAAAGACCTTTTCCAATTTCTTCCCATGACATCGATCCTATCCGTTTTAGGTTTTGAGATATCTCGTCAAGTGCTTGAACCACGATAAGGATACTAGTTCCACCAAGTATAGATCCAAATCCACCTATTTTGCTAAGTGTTCCAAGAGATATTGTCAACTCTCCAAGTGCGCCTCCCATGGCAGAAAGGCCTCTACCTATTTCTTCCCAAGTCATACTACCAAGTCGTTTTAGGTTTTGAGATATCTCGTCTAAGGATTGAACAGCAATAAGGATACTAGTTCCACCAAGTATTGCTCCAAAACCACCTATTTTACTAAGCACTCCGAGAGCTATTACAAATTCACCTAAAGCTCCTCCCATTGCCGATAAACCTTTGCCTATCTCATCCCAGGTCATGCTACCAAGTCGTTTTAGATTTTGGGATATCTCGTCAAGTGCTTGAACAGCTATTAATATTCCGACGCTACCTAGTATTGATCCGCCTTCGCCGACCTTGCTTAGAATAGCTAGTGACGCTACCAACTCGCCTAGAGCTCCGCCCATTGCAGAAAGACCTCTAGCTATTTCATCCCAAGATAAATTACTAAACTTCGAAAGTGCATCGGCAAGTATCTTACAGCTTTCTGCTAATGCCAAAATAGCAACGCTAGTGCTTAGCGATACTTTTGTTTTACCAATAATTTTCAGAGCCCCAGTAAGCTCTAATAATCCTCCACCCAGGGCAGTAAGTCCTCTACCTATATCTGACCAAGATAATTTGGACACCTTTTTCATGGCATTAGCAAATATATTAATAGCCGTAGCCATCATCATCAATGTGAAACCTGCTTTGATAATCCCTTTCGAATCGAATTTACTAAGCGATTTTGTGATTGATCTAAAACTAAGATTAAGCATGGTCATCATCGCTCCGATTGCCAGTATGGATTTCGATATGTCACCAATTTTTAATCCAGCTATAGATTTTAAAGACATTGATAATATTCCGATTGCTCCTGCTATGCTCAATAATGTAGTAGCTTTAATTCCTGACGTGAAAGATTCTAACGAATCGTGAACTCCGTCAAGCACATCGGAAAATTTGCCAGCAACTTCAGAAAAATTTCCACCTATTTTATCTTTACCACCGAATATTTTATCGATTACGTCTTTAACTTTTCCGAATAATCCAGCGAGTTTCTTAAGTGCTATGAATAATCCGCCTCCGGCTAATCCAGCAAAAATATCACCAGCAGAGATATTCTCGGATAGCCATGAAAAAGCTTTACCTATACCGTTTATGATTTTACCTGCAAAATCGGACACTTTATCACCGATTGTGGATAGTATGTCTCCAAAGCCGGATAACCCTTCGGTAGCTCCACTGATTAGATCAGAAATAGTTGATACAACATTAGACACACCTTCACTTATTCCGTTTAAGAACTCACCAGTATCAGCGCTTTCATTTAATGAAGTAAAGAAATCCCCAATTGCTGCTGAGGCATCGAGCAACATATCAGCTATACCGCCAACACCATCGGAACCGAATAATTTCCCTATCGGTTTAACAATTGCGCCTATACCTTTTCCTGCTAAATCGAATATTGAAAATACGCCTTTAAATGTTCTTTTTAATTTCTCAGCTGTCTCCCCACTTATTTTGAGTTTTTCAGTTAGGTCACGTAAACCTTCACTAAATGAGACTAATTGTTTAGCAGTAATAGGTGGAAAAATTTCTCGAAAAGCTTCAGAAACAGGCTTGACAATACTAGAAATTCCCTCAAAAACGTTTCTGAATGAGTCTATAATGGCAGTACGTCCACCTAAATCTTTCCATTCCTGCAATACTTTATTACGTGCTTCGGAAGATTTGTTTATGAGGCCGCCCAAAACGTCGCTGATTTCTGTAAAGAGCTCCTTTGCTTCTTCAAAATCACCAACAATGATTTCCCAACTTTTACCCCAACCAGATTGAGCTGCTTCTTTAAGAGTATCCCATAACTGCGTGAATGTTTTTACTTTCGTAGCAGCGTCTTCCATTGCTTGTGCTTCTTTAATTAATGCATCGGCCTGTTCTTGCGTCCATTTCCCGGATTCCATCATTGATTTCGCATAATTTCTAGCGCCATCAACTGTGAATTTATTAAGTGTTTCATTAAGAATATCCGCCGATAACCAGCCGTCCTGTAAAGAATCTCGAAATGATCCATTTTTTTCAATAATAGCATCTACGGCAACACCATGTTCTCTAGCAGTGGCTTTAAGAGCTTCCTGAAACTTTTCTCCACCCATACCAGCATTAACAACCGAGTTCCAGTCCATGAGTTTGACTGTACCAGCGGCTAAAGCTTGAGATAACTGATACATGGCTGTAGATGCTTGCTGTGAACTTGAACCAGACGCTGCCGCCAAGTTGGCGATACCTTTAATGGCCGCTGCGGATTCTTCAAGTCCCACACCAGCCGCAGTAAAGGTACCGATATTACGTGTCATTTCCGCAAAGTTATAAATAGTCTTATCTGCATATGTATTTAACTCATCAATGACACGAGTAACATCGGACATTGTTGTACCTTTGCTGGCTGTATTAGACATGATTGTCTGTATGGAATTCATCTTAGTCTCGTACTCGTTGAATCCAGTTTTAATAGGATCTATAGTTAAAGCCGAAACTATTTTTTTACCGGCATTTACTGCTGAGTTTGTAATGTTTGCTAATGCAGTTACTCCGACAACCTGTAATGCAGAAAACTTAGCTTGGAGAGATGTGACCCCTCGTTCTAATCCAGACATATCGACGTTTTTTGCCGATTTTCCGATATCCTCAAGTCCTTTGGAAGCACCAGATAGATTTAACTTTTGTTTAAGTTTATCGAGGGTCGACATACTTGTAGCAACTCCATTTTCGAATTGCTTGTTGTCGAACCGCATCTCGAGAACTCTATTATCAATAGTTGTACTCATATCTTAGTAACCTCCCTCCAAGCTTCTTCAACAATCTGATCAAAAATAGGCTGAATCGCAGGATTGATATAATCTCTCCCTTGAACCCAGCCTCCAGTTCCAGTCCCATGTCCATATTGTAGAATAATAGCGATCGGAACTCCTTTATTAAAATGTGAGTTGCAGAATTCTATGACAACCGATCCATTTTGACGTTTTATGTTATAAGACCATGAACTTGCCGTAACGCCAGAGTCCACAGGAGTAGCAGACGAAAGGGCGGCTACACCTGCTCGGCCATATTTATCTAAAACGCCTATTTTAGCGGCTTCCTTAACTCTCTCAAAATATTTATTGGCCTTAGAAAAGTCGCCCTTATGTCTGAAACTTATCATTCCTATCCTCCTTAAAAATCTAAAACAACTGGAACTTATCGATGGCTACTCCAAGTTTTCCAGCATAGCCATCCTGACCATTATGTGTCTCATCATCATATTGCCAGTCGTAATACTCTCTTCCTTCTAATGTAGAGACTCGATACTGAGCTTTCTGCCAACCATATTTAGCTGCATAATCAGATGGTGTGCTGTAATAGATCTGGATTCCATCAATAGGTTTACCATTACCTGCATATCCATTGTTATGGTCGTTCCAGTTATATCCATTCACCCAAGGTAACCACTTATCGCCTTCAACGTGTACTCTATACTTAACTGAACCAACGTTTACTTTAATAGCAATATCGGTGATTGGAACACCGTCGCCTTTACCGGCCCAATCGTTAAGATTCGTTACTTCTGGTAAAATTGTTCCGCCCGCTTTTACAGCGTATGTGAACGCTAACTTGTCTCCGGAATAACTAGGTTTGGAAGGTTGTGGATTAGGGGTTGGAGTTGGAGTTGGAACTGTTGTCGAACCACCTTTTATACCAAAAGCTCCCAATAATGCTCTAGCAATTTCATCAATTCTACTATTGAAAATACCAACGTCTGTCGCATTGGAAATAAATCCGCATTCAACAAGTCTATATCCATACCCTCTGTTGGCAGCAACATTTGGATTCTGTAAGTCATTTCTACCAACTATCTTAGACGCTCTTCCAGGAAAAATAGTTGATATGGCATTAGCTACTGCTACATCATATTTGTCAGGTGTAAATCCGCCTTTGATGACAATATGACCACCTCTAGCTGTGGATACTCCACTGTCCATATGCAATTCTATAATCTGATAATCTTTGGAAATATTAAGTGACGCAATTCCATTATCTGCATAATAATTTCGATTAATATCGCCAAGTAGAACATCGTTACCTCCAATAGCTTTGATTCTCTTCGCCAATGCTCTTACTCGTTCGGCTTCACTAAAACCATTTCCGCAAGCCCCAGGATCTCCAGCACCATGTCCTGCGATTACAAAAATCTTTGCCATAATTCTTACCTATCCTTTCGTATTTAATTGTCGTCTTCTTGCCGCATTTAAAGCAGCATTTCGACTCATAATTTCTTGTTTACTCATCTTCTTGGGAGGAGCATTCTTGATTTTGCATACTTCTATCAACGTCATTAGTCGATTGATATGCCAGTTCTGACACTCAAACGGAATTTTCAACTCTATCATCCAATAATAAATAAGCTCTGAAGTCACAGTTTCTCGATTTCCTGTATTGTTTCTATTGTTATATAAAACCGTAGCTGTCATTGGAGCATTTATATATTTGTGGATTTCAGATATATTTTCATCAGTAAGACAGAGATATATATCTTGGTCTAAATTGTCGTCTAGTGTCATGCATCGTATATAATCCATGGTTTCATCATATGTTTTTTCCTTCTTTTCGAAGAAAGGTTTACACCATTTTGATTCCCATTCATAAACAGAGACTAGCGAATGCTCAAGTCTCAAAGTCCTATCCGATTCGATATCTGGATAAACAAATTCTTGTTTTTCTTCGTCCCAAAACTCTTCACCAGAACCTTTAGCAGGAATCTTGATTGTAAGCATTGCTAAATCCCTCCGTTATTTTCATTATTAGTTTGTATTATTTTCCAACTCGTCCTTGGAAATATCGGATGGAACAATTCCGTTAACAAAGTCAGCGGCAGCTTCTGCATTCGTAGCAAGTTCCATGAATAGAACGGAGTATGCTTCAGTTTGAACGAATTTGCTATACAGAGGTCTTCCGTTTTCATCAATTTTAATAAACTGTCTACCATCAGGACTCTTTTCTCCGTATGATTTTAAGATTAGATCTTTGAAGATTCTAATAATACTTGGCATATCCTTAGCCGCAATAACCTTATCGATCATTTCGGTAAATCCACCAGTGGTACTCAGTTCCATTTCCATAATCTCTGCTTTACTAAGATGGAAGTAATGAGTCTCTTCTCTTTCCACTCCGTTGTAATCTGTAAATTTGATAGTTTTTCTTAACATAGTTATTCTCCTTTCAACATTAGACATTTTGTTTTTAAATAAAATAAAAGACCCCACCAGTTAAGCGAGGTCTTCGTCATCTATCTTTATTCTATATATGGATTCTAGCTTGGAAGATTGACAGTTGTAAGTAATGTTTTAACTTCGTCTGGCAACGGTAATCTAGCAGCTGCTTCTGTACTTCCATAAAGAATCTTTTCAAACGCTTTAAGTTTTTCAGGATCAGCTTTGGTAGAATCGATAACGATAGAAGCCGTAGGTTTCATACCAGTAACATTAACTGGTGTAGTTGTAAGCTCCCAGCTAAATGTAATAGCTTCTGGACTATCGTTAATGGTTCCATATTCTTTTTCAGATGGAGCAGCCATACATCCATATATTAAATGGATTTTATAACCATATTCGCTACCTTTAACGTCATTTCCGAGTGTGGTTTTGTAAGATAAACCAAAGATCTGTCTTGCCTGCTGTCCGATAGTAACTCCTGGTGCTAATTCAGCTGAACCATCACATTCAGCAAACTCGTCAGGGTATGTGTAAGCCTCAATCGTGGCTCCAAATTCTTCAGCTGACATGAGGTTAAGATACTTAATGTCATCAGCATAAAGTGGTTCTGGTTCTGCTCCGGAAGGACTTTCTGTAACGTTAATAAGTCCGTTCCATGCCACTCCTTTGCTGTATACTCCTTCCGTTGGAATATAAAGAACACCCTGTTTAACACCGGTTTCGTAATATCGCTCTCCGGTTTTATCCCAAACTAATGGTGTATTTTCTGCCATGGCTCGTTCCTCCTTTTTGATTATGGACAATTCATCCGCCGGTGATTCAATATCGACAGAATGTGTCTCAATTTCTTTTTCATTCATATTCATAACTCCATTTTAGTAATAAAGTGTTAATACATCATGATTTAGATTGTCAGTTTTATACGTCCGATCATATGAGCAGTATGGTAATTCCAATAGCTTATCTATAACCGGATTGTCTGGCTTTCTATCAATCACGATAATTTCATATCTTGTAGCCTTTGAATATGTAGAGTCGTTTGCTTTCTTGGTTTCAATTCTACTCTTAAAATACAAGATTGCCGGATACTGAATTTTAAGTGACTCTGGCGGCTGATAATAAACATTCTTACTACCAAGTAATTCTTCAAGTTTTTTTTGTAAACTTAATCGATTACCCATTCCAGATACCTCCGAGATTCAGTATTAGTCTAGGATACTGCACATTAATATCAGAGACTTTCCATTTAGCACCTATGAACTCTACATATGTTATAGTGGAGCAATGATCCATGGCGTATGGGTCGGCCACTATACTTATTCGATTAGCCACATTAATGTCGTCATTAACGCCGCCTGAAGGCTGACGTTTCCATTGCTCATTAATAACATCCCCGAAATAAGGACGCTCAACTATTTCATCTTCCCAAATACCGGGATCGGTTTCCATAGTGTTGGTAAAGCCGATATTTCCATACCATTTAGCCATGTTCATTCCTCCATTTTGAATTTACGCAGTCTTATTTTACGAACTCGATCGCTACAGCTGAGAATGGTTTGATCAGAGCTCCTGAACAACGAGTCTCGATAAGATACTTCTGAGTGTTATAATCGATATCGAAGTCATCGAACATGTTTACAGCTCCGCCCTTATCAGCACCAATGTTATAGTCAGCAAGGTTTACATAAATACCAGCAAGGGTATGTGTTTTGGACGAAACCTGTCTTGTCAGATTTTCCATAACCGGAACCGGAACGATCTTTCTAACACGAAGCGCTGTAGCCAGTTTGTCGATAGAATCGTAGATAACACGTCCGTTTGTATCTTCTACCAGCAGACAGTTTGTAAGCATATCTTCCGACATGAACATAACTGGATTTCCTGATCCTTTATAGTTCTTTCTGGACTTGATAACCGCTCTGATGAATGACTTAGCTTTCTCATCTTCGGATTCGCTGCCTGTAACTGTGATGCCCGCTTTAACTGTGTATACGTCGTCGTCTGTCCAGATTGGTCTAATGTTCTGTTCATTGATCTTATCGTTAGAAGATGCGGATCTACCATCACCTACAAGTACTGCACGGGCAATTTCTTCATCCAGCATCATTCGCATTTCTGTTTTAAGCCATGCTACTACATCGAAATCTGTGATATCAACAACGTCGTCTCTGTCGAGTTTCTGTTTCTTGTAGATTGTTGTAGGGTTAGTAATACGTTTAAGCAGAGTAATTACTTCTTCAAATTTCAGATTACCTTTCACATAGCCTTTCGCTCTAGCATCTGCTTCTGTGATGTCTGCGAAGATAGATTTGATACGTGAGAATGGTGTTTTGTGAACCGCATTCATTACGTCTGCTACCCACGTATCATCACGTTTGATGAAGCCTGGTGTTTTATCAACAGCTGTTGCATCCGGGAATAAGTAATCAATATTCTCGATGCCGTGCTGTAATACGGCCTCCTTAAGACTTCCTCCACGTCTGGCATCATCCATAATTTCAGCCATTTCTGAATGTGAAAGTACCTCAGTGTTTGCAGTCTCCTGATCAAATACGTTATGTTTCATGTTGTTGTTTCCTCCTTCATTTTCATCATCGTCTTCATCTGTAACACCTGCATCTTCAAGTGCTTGACCGATCATAGCGTATACAACTGTTTTCTGTTTTTCAGTAAGAGTGTTGAATATATCAGCTACTGTTTCTTCATCTTCAGATTTTGTTTCTTTTGACGGCTCATCTTTTTTAGCAGCCTCTTTATTTTCAGGTTTTTCTTCTGAATGCATTACTGTTCCGCCATTAAGGATTGAGCGCAATGCTTCTTTCTGTTTATCACTAAGCGTATCAAGTACTTCAGTTACAGATTCTTTTGTTGCATTTTTTGTATCTACCACTTCATTATCTCCTTCCATATCGTTATCCAAGTGGAATAACGGTTCTACATTTTCGATATAATCGCCGGATCCGATATATCCTTCTTCATACGAATCTTCGTCATGCATCATAACAGATTCGATATATGCTCCTGGGTTTGCTCCGGCTAATACAAGACTAAGTTCCCGGATGACCCCGTGGATAACGTCGCACCCCTGCTGTTTCAGCTTGTTGGCATAAATGGAAAGTTTATCCACGTCACCGGACTGAACTAACAATTTAGCAGTCTGACCGGAATCCGTATTATTGAATGTGCAATATGCATATACGCCTTCGTCTCTGTTTTCCAGCAAGGCATGGCCGAGAACTTCATCTGGGCTATTGTGTTGATGATTCCATACCAACGGAACAGTCACTCCGTCACATTCTTTAAATGCATCTTTTCGAATGATTCTTCCGTCAGAACATAGCATATTAGCTCTAGTAGCCCATCCACTAAAATCAAATTTCTTACCCATTTTGATTTAGTACCTCCTATGTTTTTCTACAGGATCTTACCAACCTAAAAATGTCACTGCTGTTGCTGTTCCATCGTTAGCAATTACTCCTGTATCTTTGAGACAGATCGGCGCATACAGATTATTAGTCATGGAAACTACAAATCCCTTAAGGAATAATTCCTCAAGATCGGCTTTCATAACTTTGTCAGTTTTTGCTGCTTTGTCATAGAATAATTTCTTGCTCGAATCAGCATACAGCTTTGTTGTTTTTACAAATTTTTCGTCAGCTTTTGCATAAATGTTGTCTTTCTTCATATTTACTTCCTCCATTTAATAAATTATGTTTGTTCAATGTTTCACATATCCGAAATCGGGATCTAGTCTAATGATGATTCTTCGGACGACGTCTCTTCCGGATGATTCAGGTTACTATTTCTAAGTTCGTCAGCTTTTGGATCATCGGATGGTTTCATACCAATAATCTGACGTATCTCGTTACTCGTTAATACTTCGTTTCTAGTAAATTTATCAGCGATGTCCGCAATGTTATTAACAGGAACGAGTTTAAACGGATCTCGGAAGAACGTGATTGTTTGATTCTGAGATCTAGCTGTCTTGGTTAGAAATTTTCTTTTCATTTCATCGACGATAGCTGAAACAATAGGCTCGATAGTACGAGAATGGTAATTAAGCATTGTCTGTTCATCTGCCGTTCCGTCCAATATCGATTGGGTGATACCTAACTGGCTATAAACCATAGTCGTCAGATACTCGATTTGTTTCATGAGATTATTATCCACAGATCTGTTAAGCTGAGTGATCCTTTCGGTTCCATCCGCATATGCGATACCGTATTTCGATCCAGCTAACTGATCCTCTATCTCTCGTCGTCTATCTTCAGCCTGCTTTCTGCGAGCTTCGGATTTAATAACGTATGGTAACTGAATAATCAAATCCAATTTTCCAGCACCACTCTGTTCGTCTACAGCATCCAGAATATTCAGTTTTCTCACAAGACGCTGCATTGTTGAGTTAGGTTCGTTAATGACTGCATAAAGGGGATTTTCAATAATCGCTACTGTGCTTTTAGAACACATGATGTCTTCCTGTTTCCCAGTTTTCTCATTATAAACTCTAACTTTCACATGGCTCGGATACCATTCTAGTATCTTACCAGTCCTCATAGAGAATATATCGTATGAGGATGTTACCTTCGGGTCTAGAGATGTTTCGATCGGCACTACTGCTACACAACCTTCATCCAACATCGACATAACTACATCCTGCATAAATGCTCTGCCTGTTTGGTCAAGGTTAGCCTCAAGTTTCAAACACTTATTTAACGCCGAATCGATGGTGCCAATAAACCTACCATTTTCGTCAACTCGACAGTGGTTTACGTTTATTGACGATGCGTCAATAGCGATCCGGTTATATATCGATGTGACAATTGATCGCTCATTCCCTCTGGTTAACCTCGGTCTATCGGGTCGATATGAATGTCCCGTACCAATATTTCGATAATCCAACGTAGGATCTCTATTCATAAAAGCATTAAAGGCATGTTTCAGCCTTGAACCAAATGCTAACTCCATTTTGAAGTTTTCCTCCTTAAATTCCCATCATGTATTCTACTTATTTACGACCACCTTTTCTGCCGCCTTTTCCTTTACCCTTGCATGCCATAATTTTCACCAACTTTCTAATTAAGGTGTAGGCTGTGGGTTAAGTCCCTCAGCAATTTTTGCATCTATGTACTTATGGATTTCCGCTATATCAGCAGCTGTCCAGTAATCAGTACCTCTAACAGGAGTTTTCCCATCAGCACCTTTTGGACCTTGAGCGCCGTTCTGTCCTGGATCACCCCTAGGACCTGTTGGCCCCGATGGTCCTTGTGCTCCGGCATCTCCTTTGGCGCCCTTAAGACTAGCAAGCCATTCTTCCTCGGTTCCTTGAAAACCATTTTGAACTGCTACCTGATAAGCA